AAAAGAAGCACTACCAGTAGTAATGGAGGTAGTAATTGCAGGGCTGGTACCAAAAACTAGTAATCCAGAACCAGTTTCATCTGTAACTGCAGATGCCAAGTTGGCAGATGACGGGGTGGCCAGGAACGTAGCAACACCTGTACCAAGCCCAGAAACACCAGTTGTAATGGGGAGACCAGTTGCATTAGTCAATGTTCCTGATGTAGGAGTACCAAGAATAGGGCTAACAAATGTTGGGGTGTTAGCAAAAACCAACGCGCCAGTACCAGTCTCGTCTGAAATCACCCCTGCTAGCTGGGAAGACGTAGTAGCAGCAAATTGTGCCAAAGTATTAGTAGTTAGGGCCACATTAGAAATAGCACCACTAGAACCGTTAACCGTGGTTACACCAGTACTTGAGGTTAGGTAGGTGTTGGTGTCAACAGTCCAAGTTCCAGCACCATTAGTCCTGAGGAAGCCTTCGGTAGCAGTAAGCGCGGCAATAGCTGTAAGGTCAGCATCAAGAGGTTGGTAAGTGTTTGGACCACCAACTGATACGGTTATCCAAGATGTCCCGTTATGGAACTTAATAACGTTACCAACGGTATCGTAGTAGATACCACCTGCGGCTGCGCTGGTTGCTGGTGCCGTAGCTAGGTTTTGTAACCTAACATTGTACAATGAATTGCCATTGAGATCAAGATTATTTAGAAACTTAGACATGGTACCTCACGATAAGTAAGCCGAACCCCCAAATGGGGCTGAGAATGAAACTGTTAAAACGTTAACCGACACATAGTTTACATCACCTATAACATGGTTACCCCCGCTGTCCACTACGGATACTGCGGGGCTAAAGCCAAGGTTGTGGGTAATTGTCCAAGTTGAAGACGCTGTTGATTGGGTATGCGTGTAATTACCACCAACTGGTAATACAAAGTTAATTGTTTGAGTTGGGGCTATACCAGTAATTGAGACCGCAGGCGCAGCCCCAGATACAACAGTCCCGATTGTAAGAGTATTGGGTGGGCCAGCAACACCAGGGTCTCGTACTTCTAATACACCTTCTAATGGCTTAGAAACAGTAGAGATTGTAGATGTTTTGGTTACCGTTACATATTTGCTTGGGTTTTTAGTTACTTCTACTGTTGTCATGTGGGGGGAGCCGATACTGCCGCTTCAACAACCACTGTTCCTGATGCGAGACAATCCCAATCCCCTGCTGAATCTTGTACAAACATGTCAAATGGGTATGCCCCTGCTGGGATTGTGTTCTTATCTGATACGTGCATTTCTAATGTGGCACCAGCAATTGGGGCCAAATAACCACGCCGTGCTCCGGTAAGAGCAACAATTGTTTCTTCGCTAGGCTTAGTGCTGTACCACCGGAGGTCAAGGACTGTTGCTCCAGTTGAGTCTTTTGCCTGCATATAAGCATTTTGTACAGAGATAATAGTGTCTGTAGAGTCACGCCAAGTAAATGTACGGCGGAAATCAATACGTTGTTTAAATCGGATTTCCATTGCTTGTGTGTCCTCCATCGGGGTGATGTTATCTAATCCGATAACAGTGATTGTACCCTTTGCAACAGGTCGTGTTATTTCGGTGCTTGCTCCGTAATACGGCGCTTTTTTAGCGTATGTAGCAACAACATCAAACTCTAGGTTTCCAGAAGGAAGGTCTGCAGTCTCTTCTTCTGTAAGGCATAGTAATAGGCCACCTTCAGCTGTAAACGTAATGGTAAATTCTTTTCTACCAGTAGTACTAGTTTTAATGCTGCCCCTTGCTGAGGTGGGGCGGATATTTCGACGTGTGCGGCCATCTTGAACAATAATAAGGCGTTCCCATGAAATGCCCTTTTCGATTGTGTAGTTAACCGTAGTTGTCATAGCACCATTCTAACTCATAGAAATTTAATAATTAAGCTATCTTTTTGCGCCTAACGGTAGCTTTTGGGGACTCAAGGTTAGTAACACGGTTATCTAACCGTTCAACCTTCTCGTCTACCCGATCTACTTTCCCATCCATTCGGTCAAGTTTAGTTTCTACTCTTTCAAGTATCTCCATGTTTGCACCGTGTTGTTCTGTGTTCCGTTTGTCAAAACGGCTTAGAAACCACATTACTGGCCCTCCAATAAGGGCCACGGCGATGGGAATGTAGATGGGTTCCATCACTCATCATCTTCTTTTTTGCCAGAAGACATAGCACGACCAGCAGCCAAACCAGTAAGGGCGCCGCCAATGCTAAACATAAGAGGCTCAAGGATCTTGAGAAAAGCCGCATCATTTGGTGATTGCTCCGCCGGCTGATAAACAAAAATCAAAGAATAAAGCAGGGCTCCAACACTCCCTAATAAAACGCTTACTAAGCATATGATTACAACCGCCCGTGTTCTGGCTTCAATCTCGTCAGGGGAGAGGCGTCGCCGTGATGGGACTGATCGTTGTGGTCTGGTTTCTTGGGTCATCTGCTGGGTTCCTGTATCTGTCTGTGCATGCGGATACGCTTAAGAGTAATAACAATAGTACAACTTTTTTCATTCTGTATCCTCTTCCTTTTCTTCATCTGGACTAAAGAGAACGCCCAAGAAATGGACAATTAGGGAAAATGCTGAAATCCAGAGACCAATTACTTTAGTAGGGCCACTAAGTGTAATAAGTACTAAAGCTGTACCACCAAGGGTCCAAGAGAGGGCGGACGTTTCTTTAAAGAATTTCTTAATCATGGTTGCTTCCTTGAGGAGCTAGAAGGGGCTGGCATGGCAAAAGCTGCTACTGCCGCAGCTACAATTACTCGTCGTGCGCCTACTGGGACGGCGGAACCAGTTGCTACATAAGTATCAAACTGTCCACCAAATACATCAAGCTGTTGCTCAAACTCTTGTTTTACGTTGTCTGGGGCATCTGTTAGTGCTTCTGAAAGCGCCAAAGCCTGATCATCAGACAATTCACTTGGGACGATTGCGTCAATAAGTTCTGTAACCTGGTCATCAGATAGTTCGTTAAGTACTTCTTCGCTAAAAACAGCGGAGATTGATTCCTCGGTTAGTTCACTTACATCTATAGATTCTACTAGGTTGGTGATCTCTTCGTCAGATAGCTCATCAATTGACAAGACTAGTTCTTCCGCTAATTCATTAACTTCTTCTGGCGTAGGGTTATCAGGTATTACTATTTCTTCTTCAGGTGCGGTCGTTATAGGTGGTTCTATATTCTCCGGAATTGTTGTAGGAGCCAAAGATGTTGTCGTAGTGTTCGGCAAGGTCGTCAGGGGTGTCGGGAAAAAGGGACTTAAAGTAGTTGTAGGAGTCAGAGAAGTTTGAGGGGGCTCCACAGTCGTTACAGATGGGCTCGTCGTAGGCATTGTAGAAGGCGCCACAGTGTCCGCAACAGTAGTGCTCGTAGTCTCCGATAACGGCAGCGAGGTTGTGCTTGTCGTAGTCGTAGTTGTCGTTTCCACGGTGGTTGGAACTTCCGTTACAGGCACAGTCGTTGTTGGGGCAGTAGTAGTACTCGTCGTCGGCGGTTCCGTGGATGTTGTAGTTGGGGCCCATGTTGTCGTAGTCTCCGGTACAGTTGTGGTGGTTTCTGGAATAGTAGTGGTTGGTGAATCACTCTGCAACCCATTGTATGACAATTCGTATTGAATGTTCCAAACAACTCCATCACGCCATACATTAGGTTCCCAGCAACAAGTACCTGCTCGTAAGCGGTAATTACCTGCTGGTACCTCTAAGTCAATTTTAGATTGAAGACCGATGTAATCGTCATTAGAAATGATTAATTCCCCAGTATCGTCGTTGTATAACCAAAGTTGTGGGTCTGACTCAAATCCAGGTGACTGATATGTTTGTGCCAAAAACTGAGTTGGTTCTGAGTAGGAGAACCAAAAGTCGGTAATTTCCGTAATAGTTATTTGGCCATCAGCTTTTGCTGTTGACATTGGAAATATTGATAAAGCTATGAGGGACCATCTTGAGATACTTATGATATTCCAGAAAGCTTTTCTTATCAATATACTCCTTCACAGCAGGCGTCTCTTTGCCCGCAATCTTTACATTTGTAATGAGCGTGTTCAGGTTTCATTTCTCCACCGCAGTACACGCACTGCGTGGATGTGTCACATTTGCTATCTGACATTATACTGATAGAACGACAGATACTTCGTACGTTTGGTCTGCAACTTTTTTGACAGCCGTAACACTCACACGCTTCCAACCTTCAGATGTTGCCCGACGCACCGCTTGTGAGCGTGCATCATGCATCATTTGAGTGTGGATGGTATAAGTTAGTAACACTTGCTCAGTATACCAAAGTGTTGATACGGTAGTATCAAGGGGACCTATTAAGGAGTAATAGATGTTGCCTGGAGTAGACGCAATTGGGTTTTTTAATGGGGAATTTGGATTAGCAGAAGCCGGAAGATTACTTGTAAGGTCTCTTCGTAGTGTTAACTACCCCGTATCTACAATGTTAACAACAGTTCCAAATCATAGAAATAACCATTATTTTCCAACAGAAAATGTTTGGCAACACGATACTGCCATCATTTCAGTAAATGCAACTGAATTGCCGGATGTGTACCGCACCTTTGGTCCTGACCCGTTTCGTAATAGGTATGTTATTGGTCAATGGTTTTGGGAATTAGAAGAATTTCCACAGCGTTGCCACGTTGGTTACCAGTACGTAAATGAACTATGGGCACCAACTAAATTTATTCAAGAAACAATTTCAAAGTATGCTCCTGAAAACGTAAAAGTTGTGCATATGCCGTTACCTTTATTACCCCCTGAGGTAGACGAATCAATAAAACGTGACGTTTTTAACATAGATAATGACCGATTTATGTTTTTGTTTACATTTGATTTTTGTAGTAGTACTGCCCGAAAAAACCCACAAGCTGTTATAAGGGCTTTTAAACAAGCATTTATTGAAAATGAAGGGCCAATCCTTGTCATTAAATCTGTAAATGAGCACGTTTTCCCTGGGCAGTTAAATGATTTAATGGCTTACGCAGAAGGGCGCAAAGACATTATTTTCTTTAATGAGCATTTTGATCACTCTAAAGTAAGTGCGTTACGAAATCTATGTGATTGCTATGTGTCGTTACACCGGTCAGAGGGCCTTGGATTAACTATTTCGGAAGCTATGTGCTTAGGTAAACCAGTGATTGCTACTGGGTATTCAGGAAACATGGATTTTATGACGGAAAATAATTCAATTCCTATTTCTTGGGAATACACATTTGCCGGACCCAACGCGTTCCCCTACCAAGCAGACGCACGCTGGGCCGAACCAAACGTAAACGAAGCTTCCCACGCAATGAGATACGTGTACTTTAATCAATCAGAAGCTAAAAAGCTTGGTAATCGGGCTAAAAAAGATATGGAAGATCATTTTTCATTAGAAACATGTGGGCATCGCATGGTTGAGCACCTTAATACCCTTCAGTAGGTGAAGCTATAGGTGCATTCCAAACACCTGCAGGTTTGTAACCCTCATGCGTATGAATTGTGCCAATCCAAGATTCTGCTTCGTGTCTTTTGTTGTTTCCACACATTTTTAATAGGTTTATGTGGCTCCCAGTAGCCCACCAGAAGTTTCCACCCCAAAATGGGTTTGGATTATCTGGGTTATCTGGGAAATAATGGCACCCTAAAGTAGAATGCCCTTGTTCTAACAAAGTTAAACAGTGTTCCCACTCAACAACTAGCTTTCTAGTCATTCCTTTACGCCATAACTCATTTAATTCACTGTTATTTGCAGCGCCTTTAGTGTGGCAATACAAAAATATATCATTTTGATGTGTTTTTGCCTGCAACCACAGGTGGTTTAGAGTAATTTGCTCCCAACCAGCGTGTGCATGACCCACAATTGTGCATTTAATGTCATTTTCTTGTAAAAATGCAACAACATTATTGAAATTTTCATCAGAACCAACGCAGCCAATGTTAAAAGACTCAAGTTTTTCGTACAAACCGTAAGTTTTTAACGCCCTAATGTGATCACTTAGCTTAAAATGCCAATCACCGTCTGCATAGACGTGATAAAAGTGATGGATTTTGGTCATTGACTATAAGGTTTACGCCAAACTGAAGGAGAGTGTGCATCTTCAACAGCTTTTGCGTGGTCTTCGTCTTCATAGAGACGAATAATATGGATGCAAGGGTCGCTTTCCCAGAACTCTTCGTTCTCTTGCTCGCTCATTGGGAGGCCATCGTGGGTCTCACAGACCACCGGACCACACCAATTGCTTTCCATACCTAGTTTAAGCCACTCATTAAAGTCCATTCTTGCTCCTTAATCGCATCCGTTACAGCCACAGCTGTTTGTTCCATGGCTGAAACTACCGTACCGAGTACCTTGATTGCAAGCATTAGCGTCAGCTGGATTAATTACATCACCTTCGTCGTTAGTACGGCTAAAAGGATTAGTGTAGTACGAAGATTTTGCTTCATAATCAGTTTGTTCGGCGCTACGCTGTTCTTTTCTCTGTGCAGCTTTGATAGTAGCTGGGTGCCTTGCATCGCCAGTTTTCTTTAAGCGAGCATGCGCTTGCTTTTCCTGACGCTTTTTCTTTTCAATTAAAGCCATTTCGTTACTATCTTGAATGTTAGGCGTGTAGCCTTCATACATGCTTTTGAACTCAGGCTCATTGTCTGGGTCTGGAGCGCCCACAGCAGTAATAGGCATGGCTATTAGGCCCCCATGGGGTCTTGTGCTTCATAAGGGGTAGTGTCAACAGGGAAACCTTCACGGTCATACTTGTTTTCCATGGCGGTAACAACAGCGTACTGAGCGTCATGAGTGGGCTTTCCACCATGAATATTCTTACGGCCACGGTGATCTGCAATTTTTCCAATATCATCCATAGGATCTCCTTTAATCTTCAAATAACTTTAGCTGCTCTGGAGCAGGTCCGTAAGTGCGTTCTAAATGGCGTTGGCTAGATCCTCTAGCAGCGTCTCCTAAACCTTCTTTATCTAAGATGTCATAAAGGTGTGGGTTGTTTGAGACAAGGTGATGAAGCATAGAATCATCACTATGCCGCAAATTATCTTCTCTAGAACCCCCAGAAGTTTTGTACCATGACCTTCTTGGCACTGGATTGTGTTGGTTTGGGTTTGTTGCTCGATGTGCTCTAGTGGCTGCGTATAGGGCGCGTTGTTCTGGGCTGTTCCATATACGGGAATTAGTTGTGTAGCCACCATCATTATAAAATTCTGGAACAAAATCACGCGACAAGTTTCCAGTTCGCATTGCATCTTTGTACCCATCTGCAACACCCTCTTCAAGGGGGTCAGCTTTTTGTGATTGTCTCCAAGTTTGAGGTTCTGTGATGGCGGGATCTTGAGCATGGCCCAATTCGTGCATTAGAGTGTCCCGAGTTTGGTGAAAAGATCTACCTCTTGCAATGTTTATACGTTTTGATCGAGGACTAAAACTTCCAGTACTTTCGCTGTACACTGCACCACGTGTACGCATAGTTGGCATTTGTACAGTATTTTCTAATTTTTGAATTTCTTGCATAGGCATACTGGAATTTACAATAAGGTTGCTAAGTAGTTTCCTATCTCCTTCAGCCTTTTTATACCCAATCATTGAATTTACGTTCCTATTTACAACATTAAGTACTTTTCTAAATACACCAGTACTTTTGTAATTTGTAAAATCCCTGTTTTGCTTTTCTACATACCCTTGATTGTCCCTACCGATTTGAACTGGGTCTTTACTGCCAACATCTCCAAGTCTCAAAACTTTATTTACAGCAGCCCGTCTGTCTGCGGGGGGAACTAGTGGGTCTGCTGGGAGGCCAGTACCTTCGTATGGGTTAAACAACAAACCTTGATAGTTTTCAATTGACTCGTTACTTGGGTTACGCGTATGTTTAATTTGAGCATTCTCAGTGGTTCTTCCCGGAAAGTCGTCCTCAGGAGTCTTTGACATACCAATAGGTTCAAAGGCGTGTATATTCCCAGAATTAGGGTTTTCCCAATAGGTTTTGTTGAATTGATTTCCTAAAGCCATAAGTAGATGTTAGCCTATTCGACAGGTTTATACTTTCCGCCAGACATGACAGTCATGGCGTTAGCAATTGCAGGTTCTTGAGCTTCATTGCGCGTTGCAATTCTTTCAAAAATAGCCGCTGCCGCTGGATTGGTATCCCGAGGAGCGAGAATACCGGCAGCATTAGCACCACGATAAATATTTGGGCTAGTCACTGATGCGTATGGTCGTAGTTGGCCACTATATTTAAGTTCGTCACCCTGTGCGTAGGGGGCTCTATAAGGAGTTCTAGCAGCGTACATGGTAGAAGTAGGTTCACTGGTTCTTCGATATTGGTTTATATTCATGTTGCTAATTGGGTAAAACGATAAATAATCCCCACCGTTTTCTAACTCAGCAATATGTTTGTCAAGTAAATCTTCGTTACCTTTTGCTTCACCATCTTCTTTTTTACTAATTAACTGTCTAAGTACTTCATCACGGCCATAATTATTCAATACCGTTGTGTTAACGTCCCCTTTATCTATATTAGTTCCAGTTTTATTTGGGTCTAGTACATCATTTTCTAGTAATGATGTTCCTTGATGGAACACATGGGAAGTATCTGTTCGGTTAGGGTGAAGGATTGAAGCAGTTCCTGGGTTATTTAACTCTTTACCACGAGTTACTAATTCAGCTTGAGTATCTTCAGGAAGGTCTTCTGGCAACAGAGAACTAAAATGGTTTGGTATATTCCCTTTTTGAAAGTTTTGAGCATTAGCAATACGTGTGTCAATATGTGACAATGCTCTAGCGTGCAATGCAGATTGTCGAGAAATCATAGATTTAAGTGCTCTTGGTGAAAACTCTTCGTCCGTGCCACCTTGATCATTCCAAAATTTTGGCCAGTTAGTAGTTTCCCAAATAGGGTGTTTAGAGAATTCACCCCCACGTGGATTAGGTACATTAAAAGTACTGTGATCCCATACACCTGTTTTTTGGTAATTTTGATGGGCAGCGGCAAGTTTTTGAGCTGCTTCCGCAACTCTCCCACGAAGAGATGTTAGAGCATCAACACCCCTAGCGTTTTTAAAATCTTCAGCTAATTCATATCCAACTTTATCAGAATCAGTTAAATGATCATAATCTAAAGATTCCCCAATTGCTCGACCATGTGGCATATCCTGTAGTTGATTTCTATTTAGTGCATGAAATGCCGACATAGTGCATACCTTCTAACTGGTTAGGGTTGAGAGTCATACAGGAGGACCGGTGGGGGGTTTCTTTTTGCTGTTTGGCTTAAATGCTCTATTTGGATTGTACTTAGGTCGAAGATGCGGTGGTAATGGAATGCCAGGACCAGCAATAAGGTTTTCTTGATTTCGCGGGCCTTCTGGGGTACTGGGATTATCTGGATCGTCGTGTGGATCAATTCTGTTACCGGGAGTAAGTGCTTCACCAAGTTCATGTGCCATACCTAGAAACTCACTGCTAGTAATCCATCTTGAATTGCCGTCCCCATCAACATGTACTATGCCATCAAATTGGCCGTCACTTAGGTGGGGCTTTGGTTTAATACCAAAAATCTTACTTTCGTCTGGTACTACGTTATCAGGGTCTTTTGCAGCTTCTTCTTTAGATCTTGCCCAACCTGCATAGTTATGAGCATTGGCTTCAGGATCAGGAAGAATGTTTGTTTGAGGTAAGTGCACTTCAAGACCATGCCACCCACCAGATTTTCCTTCTCTGGGCCATTTCATGCTATTAGATGGCCTACGATCTGGATCGTCATCTGGGTACCCTGGTCCTGTCATTGTTGCCATAAATACTCCAAACCTAACGGCGAATTTTTACGCCACCTGACTGAACCAATCTTACACAACTAATAGAGCATTAGCCGAATGGTAACAATCAAAGCCACAAACGGTTGGGCCGAATACGATTATAGGGAATCTAATATATCCTCAAAACCATATTGGTTATCATGCCTGTTTTTAAAAGAACTTTTTATTACGGTTTTTATTTTCTGAATTTCTGGATCATAATCTCTGTGTCGGCCATTACGGTACCCATCAAGATGGTCTTGTGCCGACTGTAGTGATACGGGTGGGTCCCCCGCATCTTGATTTGCGTTATTTGCATGAGTCTGTATTACCTTAGCTAATCGAGTTGCATGCATTTCATCGTCAGTACGCTTGCCTGCATGTAGGGGTTGTCCCCTGTGATCTGATGCCATGGTTAACTCCTTAGTTAAGAATAGTTCTATATTACATTATCCATGTGACGGTTGGGCCGACCCCTCGAAGTTAGAATCATTTACCCCTCGAGATTAGAAATACCGTTACAAATGTGATGTTGATTTCTTAATAAATTTTGTAATACTATTTGAGGTACCGTCATGCTCATAACTTTCCATATCTACAGAATCATCTGTGTTTGTTTTAAGCACATCTAGTAAAAGTTTCTTAGACTGTGATTGTGTGTGGAGTCCACTGATAGTGGTTAGTTGCTGTTGGGTGGGTCTATTGTCACGTATTTCTAAACCTAAAAATGGTGATCTCCCTTGGTTGACATGCAACCTCACCATCCCAGACCCATAGGCATATTGTGGCTCATAAACACCGTGTTCTGGTACTTGGATGATGTCTCCGTCTGTGTTAATCCATCCCTTTTCAAACTTAGAGTTTACAAATTCATTGTGATCATATATAGGGTGACCAGTATTGCTAAACCCTTTAGCATTGGGGTGTGCCTCGTCAGGATCAACTACCCTTTTTTGTGTATTGAACTGGGTAGGGTTAAGCGTCATATTTAAATATTACCTTATCCACAGACGGTTGGGCGATGTATATTTTGTACATGTTGGCCCAACCTGCGCGTTGGAGCATTGCATCATGAATAGTTATCCACAGGGAGAATAGGGCTATATAAAGTTATCCACAGGTGCCTACTTATCCACAGGTAACCCCCCAGTTCGGAATAGGGCTATTCAGCAATTAGGCAATCATCGGGGGCTGGGTCCTGACCCTTTGGAGTCCACCTCTGGTCTCTAATGACGCCCCTCCCCAACGGGAGCGTGAGCGACGGGACACACCGTCGCCCCGACCGAGAGTGTCTCCGAGGTGAGTACCCCCGTAAGGGGGGCAATACTCTTCGCCTGACTGTCAAACAGTAGGACTCTATGAATAGAAGCACATTCCACAGTGGTTCGTGGGTCTAGTGGTACCTACCATAGGTTGCCCCTCTACAAAGTTGTAATTTAGTCCTAGAAATAGGGCTAAAGTTTGAGAATTAGCTCATTCTAAATTGCGACCCCTGCTTATCCATTGTTATCTAGTCCCCGCGAGTTGTTATAGCAAATTCCATTCCCTAAACAGAAAGGTGCCTAGCAATGAACGCTACCGCAACCGCAAACCAACCAACGACTGAGGTTACTAATGTCGTATCAATCGCAACGATCAATAAGGTCTTCAATGACTCAATGATCCTTGCCTCTAAGCACACGGAAGAGATGGGTCTCCTCTCTGTGGCTCAGTTGGAAATGGGCAGCGTTGCTGTCTCCTCCATCGAGAGTCATATGGCGACTTTCAAGGTTGGCCGATTCGACGCCATCATTGCCGTCTCCGAGGTGCACGCTGTCAGTGCGAACGCTTTGTTCGCTTTTATGGCAGTTGGCAAACTCTTCAAGGGAGAGACTGCTATTGGGGTTCACCCCCAACAGTTGGTTACCCTCTTGGCGAGGGTCGACGAAATCGACCGTAAGTCAGTTTGGGCGTCTATCGCCCGTGGCACAGCAGCCGAGGCTGTTGGCAAACTGACGAGTGCTATCACCCCCAAGGGTGAGAGTACTCCTCGTACCGATGCCCAACTTGGCACCTCGTCATTCAATGGCGCCAAGAAGCACGTCGGCAAGTGGACTCCTGCCCAAAAGGCAGAATTCCTAGCACTCCTCTCAGCCTGAGAGGTACTCGTGGGGACGACATAGCAAGGTAAGCAGTTATAGAGGGACAATCTATGGTGGGCATCACTGGAGTGTTCCTGATAGTGAGCCATTGTGGAGATGGCGTCCTTGCCCTCCCAAGAGATTACCTCTGGCTAATAGAGGGCTTGGGCGTTGTCACCTCCTCCATCTAATCAAAACGGGAGGACGGTGCCTCGGGCAACTGAGGCACCGTCCATATTCCCATAGGTCTTATGGCCTCATATGTTGATTAGTTGGTGCGAACCTCCTATTGCCTGCGGGCAGAAATGAGTACAGCATGTTCAAAAAGAGGAAAAAGATTGAGGGTTTGTTCTCAGCTAGGGAACAAGCCTTCATCATAAAGGCAATCAAAAATCGCAATGGCCTGTCAAAAGCAGAGGGCTGGCCAGAGCTTGACCCTCAAAAAGTGGCTGCGGTGTCAGTCATTCTGGCCTGTGCGTATCAGCACAAAGGTCAGTTGCATTTAACACCATCGGACTCCCCATTCTTGGGGAAGTTCCACAAATAAATCACTTGGTTCGCACCATCTAATCAGCATATGAGGTCTGATTGGGAGTAGCACCTGCCCCATAAAGCGACATATCCCCCTTTGGCGCTACAGGTGCCCATTCTCGGACTGGCTTGACTGGGCGCCTCGGCGCCCGTGTCGCCGTCCAAATTGATCTTCCACACCGAGTGGGAGTTTAAAAGGAAGAGGTAAATAATGGAAACAATGTCGGTTGCAACGACGTACCGCCAGGTTCGTGAATACAAGCGGGAACAACGCTTGGCTCGTAAGTTTGAGCGGCAATTGCTGCGTGAGACCCGAAAGGGTGTCATCAAGGCAGCTCGTCAAAGCGTCGATTTAGACAAACTGTACGCAGCAGACCTTGCGTTTCGCTGTGACGATACGTCGTCGCAGTTCAGTCCGTTTGACTGACGGAACATCCTGGCCGATGTAAAAAGGCCACCCCCAGGGGGGAGAATGCTGGTTGCACAGGCCAGAGTCATCGCGGGGCGCAAAAGACGTCCGGACGCACTCTCCTAAGAGGTTCGATTCCTCTTCCCTCCACCGAGTACCTCAGGTAACACTTAGTGTATGCGAATCCCGGATAATGTACGGGCAAGCGTGGATTGATGTTATATCCTGTCAGATATGCCATCTACTGTGACAGCAGTAGCCTGAGGGAAAGTTTGGCAATAGCACGAAGTGCATGGATACGTTCATGCATGGGTCTCGAAATACTTGCACCATTGCCAAACGGCTGCACCGTGCCGATAGTGACGGGTCAGGATTGATAAGCAACCTGCGTACTATGTCCTTGTCTGGCATGCACAAGGCAAATGGCTTATCAGTATGCCACTGGGGGTTGTACGGTAGAGCACAACAATTTCAATTACCGAGTCGCGGCTTGTTATTAATTAACTAAAAGCCAGAAGACAGGATCACGAAAGTGTCTCAGGGGTTCGATTCCCCTCAGCCCCACTAGGACAAGCACGACCAAAAATCGTGCTGGCGTCCAAAAAGCCTCAATGAGAGGAACAACCCAAGGAGGGGTAATAATGGAAAGACCATTGATTACGTTAGAAATTCGTTATGAAAACGAATTGACGTCTGCCGAATCAGGCGTCACGTATGACATACAGGACCAAGCGGGTGCCAAACAAATGGCACACGCCATGGTTGACGAATGGTTTGAGTGTGGCGCTATGGCGTACTCAAACCATATTCTCATAACTTCCAATGAGAAAGATTATTGGTCGGACATTGAGACAGACATGCTGGGGCAACCCGGTGTGTTTGACTGTCGCAAATTGACACTTGCGCAGCAGCGCATGGTTGAGAGTTTTATCAACCACGTGGTGCACCGTGATGAGTGAGGTGAAGCGTGCTCTTGTAGCACGCCACCCACAAGGAGAGTGGGACATACATCTCACTTTTAATTGGCACGTCAATGAGTTTGACGTGCAATATACCGAATACAAGGTTCTCAAAAATGGAGAACCAGTGTTAGTCATAGAGGGGCATAAAAACATCTGTGACTTTTTAGTAGCGAGCCCGATTCTAGAAATGCTGTCTATGACAGACGGGTTCTAGCCCCAGCCCCTGTAGCTCAGTGGATAGAGCAACGGACTTCTAATCCGTAGGTCGCAGGTCCGAATCCTGCCGGGGGCACTCCACACCGTGTGGATATAGTAAACAGAGAGGGAGAATCTATAATGGATTCCTTGCTTGGTAAGTTAGTGGCTGAAAGTCTCGGTGACGAGACTGACATCCAGTCAAACCAGAACTTCTGGAAGTGGGCCCCTACATGGGGTTTGACTCCGGAAGACGACACGTTGCACCGCATCATCAACCGTGATGTAGTGCGTAGAGCCAAGGCAGTTGTGCCTAATGTAGATTCGCAGAGCCTTGCTGCGCATCTTCGTCTCAAGGCTCGCCGTCAGCGTCAGGCACGTAATGTCTGACGGTGACGGATTCAACGGGCTTCCCGAGGGGTTTGAACTGCCACCTCCGGCGGTTCAAATCATGTGGGATCGGGATAGTGCAAAATGGATGTTCATGGCTGTCAAGCCACGAATGTTCACGGGCAGCAATGCACCCGAAGACATCAGGGAGATGTACCGCCAAGAAAACGGTTACCTGCCCAGTGACGACACTCCCATGCTTGCAGGGGAGGCGCATTGCAAGGGGTATAACTCCTTGGAAGAGTGCGCCAAAGTTCTACCCGAACTCTGGGGCTGGTTTACCGGCTTCAGTGAGTTTCCTGAAGAACTTCAAAGTAACTAACAACGGACGGCGGTGCGATGTAATCGTGCCGCCGTCCAACACCCCATAAGGAGGGGACATGAGCAGAACAATACGAAATAAGAATTCCTGGGGCTGGTCACAGTCACAGGGATGGAAAGACCACTCAGATAATGGATGTGGTGGAAAGTGCTGGTGTAAGGCTGAGCGTAAAGCCAACCCACCAGCCAGGGACAAACGGAGGTTGCTCAATGATTGAGTTACTCAATGACCTTTTTGAGGTCGGCCTCATCTTTTTTGGTGTGGCTTTCTTTCTTTTCTTCCTGTTCAGGGGAGAATTATTAGGTGAAGAGCGACCTACAACAGCTCACAAGGAAGAGGAAAACCAATGAACATCAAAGTCAAGCGTGTTGCCTTAATCAAGGCACTTCAGAAAGCATTGAAGCAGCGTCTGGATGCCAAGGCAGCGTACGAAAAAGCTGGAGAAGCACACAAAGATGCACTTAAGGCCTTTGAAGCAACAATACTTGAAGCAATTGTTTCAGGAAAGCTCAAGGTATCCCACGTGGACATAAGTAATTACATGTATGGGCATACCCGAAGTGTTTCAATAAGCTTCCAGTTGGACGCAAAAAAGTTCAAGCGCCCTGAAATGCCAGACTTCCCTAGGAACATCAGCACACGGGAGATCCAAGAGATTGAGAACGCGATTGCGATTCTTAACATCAGTGAGGAAGAGTTTGTAAACGCTAGCACTTATAAGAGTGTTAGCCAATACATCGCCTGACCTTAACAAGTCAAGGTAAGTAGGACAGCCGCTCGTTCAATCGGGCGGCTGTCTAGTTTGTAATGCCATCTAATAAAAGGGGGTGCGCATCTTTAACGCACAAAACAAACAGGAAGAGGAAAACATGACCACATCAAACCTACCCCAGTGCTGGGCAGACGTATCAGACTTGCTTACGGCTGGCGTTGACCGCATCATTCTGCACGGGCCGCCAGGAACTGGCAAAACGTTTGCAGGCCTCACCATGGGCAACATTGCAGGTGGAGCACATCGCTTGATCTGTAATGAAGACATGACCAGTAGTGACATCACTGGTCACTTCATGCCCACCGGTGGTGGCACATGGAAATGGCACGACGGCGCAGTACTTCGTGCTTGGGAAGGCAATGGCTCTGTCGGCGGTCGCGTCATCATTGACGAAATTGACCGTGCATCTGGCGACGTGTTGTCACTCATGCTCAGCATGCTTGACAGCCCTGAGTCTGCATCATTCTTGCACCCCGAGAATGACCGTACAGTCAAGCCCAATGCCGGCTTCTCAGCAGTTATGACGACCAACATTGAGGACATGCGGGAACTCCCGACTGCCCTCAAGGATCGTTTCCCACTTGTCGTGCGCATCAATTGCCCCCACCCGGACGCTTTGACATTCTTGTCAGAGGACATTCGTTCGGCTGCGGCATTGTCGTGTGACCTTGACAATGACCGCCGCATCTCTTTGCGTACTTGGAAGGCTTTCGATCAAGTGCGCAAGGTGTTGGGTGACGAGCGTGCAGCACAGCTCGTATTCAACGACATGTGGATGGGGATTATTGACTCCATCAAAGTCAACAGCGTTAATGCCTAAGTAACCAATCGGGTGGGACGGTGGCGCATTCAATTGTGCCGCCGTCCTGCCCACTACACCCTGAGGAGGGATATGAGCAATAAAACAGATAAGCCAAAGCCAAAGCCAAAGCTTGTCAGTGTGTTCCCTGAGTGGCTAGACAGAGATGACCTGTCTAACGATACTCCGTGGAATGTCACGTCTGCATCAGCACAGCGTGGTGATGCATTCACTGACATCAAGAATCGGCGCATGAAAGTTCCAATGGGTACTGACCAGTTGTCACGTGTGATCCGTGCTCATGAAGCATTGCATGCCAAGGTCTCTCCTGAGATTGGGCCTGCTATTCCGCTTGACTGGGCAGACACTATCCACCCCGAGCTTGTTGAGTCAGCTGAGGAGTTGCGTGTCAATTACTTGGCAAAGCGTCTTGGCTTTGACACGGACATGCTCAAAGATGGCAGTGAGCAGACTTCAGGTGAGATTCTTACCAATGGTCAGGACCTCATGGGCATCATGCGTATGGTCTCTGCGACCTACGGTACTAAAGCATGCACTGCGTTTATGCGAGGTATCAAGAAAGCAGTTGACGCTGGTGCTGACGCAAATATGTACCAGTTTGCCAAGGATGTCAAGAAAGTTTGTGCGAGACACGAGCGTTCATGGAATCGTCTGCATGCCAGCCGTATTGCCAGCACTGAGCCGTACTCAATTGCAGTGTCTAGCAAAGAGGATGACGATGGTGAGACTTCAACTGAGTATGCGTCTGTGCCTAAGGGTTATCGGGCATTCACACTACCGTTAGCTCGTGACTTGTCACGCATGGTTACCAGGTCCAAAGCCGAGCGTAAAGCTAGTGATGGCATACACGGTGAGGAAGTTAGTATCGGTGGTGATACAGGGTTTGCAGTCCCTATCATTGACAAGATCCCTTTGACTGAACGGGTCGCTGGTCGTCTCGGTCGTCGTCGTGTAGCTACTGACATTGGTAAAGCTCCACGACGCATCAGTCGTATGCTCACTGATCCTGATCAGCGAGTGTTTGACAAGACCATTCGGGGCGTTGGTGGCGTCATCTTGATTGACCAATCCGGTTCAATGCAGTTGGATACTGATGACCTGTGGCAAATCATCAAGGCTTCGCCTGGGTGTGTAGTTATTGGTTACAGCCATTCAACTGGTTCAACTACTGATGAGCCCAACATCTGGGTGCTTGCTGATCGTGGCAAGGTTGTCAAGAATGTACGCAGAGGTAACGGTGGCAATGGTGTAGATGGACCTGCACTGGCGTTTGCACTATCAATGCGCAGGAAGAGTGAGCCATTCATCTGGCTATGCGATGGTTATGTGACTGACGGTCAGAGTGACCAGCAGCGCACAGAATTGACCAAGCAGTGCATCAGCATTGTTCGTAAACATGGCATTCACATGACATACGACGTCGCAGAGACTGTTGAGGCTCTCAAGAAAGTTGCCCGTGGTGACAAGTTGCCCGTAAAGCTTACTCGCGGGTTGGAGTACTAATACCCACATCACAATCGTGATGCGGTCCAATTAACACAAGGAAGAGGCTATGGCTACTAATAAATCAATCCACGATTTGTGGAAACACTTCAGTAACAACATTGGCAACAAAGTCAACGATCCGTTTGATGATCTTTGGGCCAGTGTTGTTCCTTTATCTCTAGATGACGAGTTTCTTCCAGAGATCTCGTCAATGGAGAAAGAAGAGTATGAGGGTGACTCATACGCATTTATAGCAAACTTGTGTCACGAAACTGACAGGCTTCCAAAAGAAAGCTTTGGCTTCTTTGTGCCCGCCCGTAAGCGTGACCCCGATACAGGTGAAGTTGTATCTCAAATCATCATGCTTGCAGTTGTAAGTGACCATAACACCATTGAGTTTGGATGTTGGGATCTTGCTACTAACAAAGTAGAAATTATTTCTGATGATGACGATGAAAGTCGTTATCAAGGAGAGTTGCCAATTGCGTTAGCATCCCTTAGCCTCAAGTGGTCTATAGATCATGGTGGCTGTGGTGCTGTAGGTGATTTGATGCGCAAGAGCATGAACTTGGCTAGAGAAGCGCAAGAGTTAATGCAGCAAGCTGAAGCACTTGCCAGAGAAGCAGCCTTACTGTCTTTATCAGAGAAAAACAAATAGGAGGAAGCATGTTCAACAACAGCAAAAAGAAAGTGTTGCGTTCATTAGTGAAAGACATGAGGTGGTTCATTGGTTCCACCCCATGTTCTTGTGTGGAGTCAGATATTGAGAAAGACTATCAATATCGATTGTCTCAAAACAAAACAGCTGAGGAAAGAATGCTTTGGAGCATTGCCAATGAAGCACCGGAACCTGAGGAATCAGTTATCTCTGAGTGTGAGCGTTGCACATTGTTGGGCCGTTACGAAGAGTACTACGGCCCTGATTTGTGTGAAGCAGAGTGGAATGACACCATGGCTAAACCTTTAACTGAAGAACAAAAGACGGCGCTCATCCGAGCCCTGGTCTCCGTCCAATCTCACCTATTAATCAAGGAGGAAAACAAATGATCAAGGTCATTCAAATTGGTACAGACAATGTGGTAGGGGTCAACCTGCATACCAAAGAAAGTGGTATCGGTGAGTACCTCAACAATGCAGTCGGAGGTTGGTTTGACTGTGTGCATAACAGCGACTTAGAGATCGTTGGTTATGTACATGACGAGGGCTTGCTATTAGGGCTTGACATCAACCCAATTGCCACAGCATTGTTTGGACAAGTGCTTGTAGGTACTTGTGTAATCGTTGGGGCGCTTGATGCCAATGGCGTCTACGATGGGGATAGCCATTCAGTACCTGAGAAAGCATTAGAGCGTATTGCTGGCCTTTACCCACCATTCAAAATGTGGTTAGACCACAAGCATGACCTAGTAACTACGGAGGCAGAATGACAACAGAAGAACCAACATACAGTTACCTATCCAACGGCACCTACGTCAGGGATATCTTTGGAGGTTATATAGAACTTCCACGACCTGAAACAGTGTTGCCGTTTGATGACGAAACCAATGACAAAGAAACAGAGGATGACCTATGAGACCAGACCCCACATTGGAAACGCTAGCAGAGAAAGCTTTTGAAAGAGGTGTAAAGCTTGGAGAGCGAGACGTGCCATACGGAGTGGATAAAAGCAATGAAAATCCACGAAAAGATATCTCAGACATCATCTTGCTTTACATGGTGTTTGTAGAAGACATGACAGACTACAGCGAAAGTAGATCAACAATTGAGATTGATTATCTTGTCTCGGAGTTTCTGCTTGGCTACGCCGGTGTGTTCTATGGAGCTATGAAATAATGAGCGACACCATAACAAAATTTCAATCGTTTGAAACAATTGCCACTATCGCTGTTTGTTTAGAAGTAATGGCAATGGTTGATAAGTCATTAGAAAACAATGCAGGCCATAGCATGACCCCTGTATCAGAAGTTGCTGATGTCTTGTTGGATATTCGTGGAGTAGTCAGTAAGTTGTTGGCACAGATGCCTAAGTTACCAGCACCTTACGACGATCCATGTGACCATGAGTATGACTCGTACTGTCCCAAGTGCGGAATAGATTCACCGGAGGAACATGTTGAACAATAAGTTCTTAGCGCAAAAACTCTATGAGGCTCGCATTGAAGCTTCATTAGTAGAAACAGTCCTAATTGAAACACCTTGGTGGAGGTTGTTACGCAACCGAAACTTACGCAAAAGGCTTGATCGCATTGACAAACTCATATCAACTTATTATGTTGATTATGAGAATGTGATGGATGCATCACTGTCAGAGCAAGAACAAAGAAAATGGGCTGACCCATTTAGTTAGTACAGCAACATCTTTAATAGTGCCGCAGTCCAATAAACCAACAATAAGGAGAACCACCATGAATGAGCAAGACTTCATCGCCTTTGATGAAATGTACTTTAAAGAATACGAGGGTTGGGACAACGCCCCAGCAACCGTATGGGATCTAGGCGTATGGAAAGACAATGAGCCGTGTGTTGTTGCTGAAGCTGACAACCCATACGACTTAATGGACGCAGTAGCAACATATGGCGTTGCTCATGGAGCAGTACTGGCCATTAGAGGTTGGGGTGCACCCGTTGACGACCCTGACAATGTTAATGACATTCGTCCTTCACAACATCCCAAGCGCCAGCGCATCGTTATGTATTTGCATATTCAGAATGACGACGGTAAATTAACCGTGGCTCTGCACCCAAGAGATGAAGAGTTACAAATTATGAATGAGACTGGCGTTGGGGCGTTAGCAGATGCCATCAACGAAGCAGTTGAAAACGTTATGCAAAAAATTGAAGAATTGCAAGAGCTTGCATCAGACCTAATAAAAACAGCAAAGGAAACAAAATGAGTTACGACTACACAAGAACATCAACAAGCGTTCACCTACGTGGTGATAGCAGAGTGAGCATGGAGTTTGGGGACTTTACAGACCCCGTTCTTTCTGCTGTGCCGTTTAGAACATTGCAATTAAATGCAGGAGATCACACGGTAAATGTATTCTTCAAGGAACACTGCGATGGCCCCAACCTTGTTGATACCCTAAAGCAAATCATTGAAGCAGCAACCAAGCAATTAGAAGAGTTGTCTGCTATCGCGTACGTCAACGCAATCAACGAATTAGGAGTAAAAGCATGAGTGAAAAGTTCCCTGACCATACCTGCCCAAGGTGCCTAGGTGCTGTGCCCAACGCTTCCGAGCGTGGGCAGTACCCGGGTGCCATTAGCCGCACAGATGACAAGACAGAAATCTGTAGTGACTGTGGTGTGCTTGAAGCATTAGAGCAATGGGGTGGCAAAGAGAATGGTGGTTTGTTGCCCCAAGAAGAATGGAGAATTTGGGCATGGGTTGGAATGACCCTGAGTGCAAAAGCGAGGAAAAAGAATGGGTAGCCCTATTGCTACAACTAAAAAGATGTGCCCTGACTGTAAGGGCCATGGTGGCACGTGGAATGGAGTAACAGACTACGTTGAATGCACTCACTGTGACGGGTGGGGTCATCTGCTTGTTGACAAATGTGCTGAATGTGATCGGATCTTTGATCACACTAATGAAATTGACCATGCCGAATGGCTATACGGACACGACTGTGAGAGTGAGTAATGGGCGCTAACTACGACGATACTGAATTAGGTATGTGCGATTGTGGGCAAAAGTATGTTGCCTCTAGTCGTATAGATCATGATGCAGATACTGGTGAGTGTTGGGGTTGTTCAGAACGTAATCGTGACAACATGACAGACGAGGAATGGAGTATATACATCAATGGGTACTAACTACGACGCATGGCTTGAACAACCATTTCAAGACATGTGCAAAGCAGCAGATGATTTTGAAAATGCCTGTGAGTTATACAACGACACAGACTCTTACTGGGAGGGGTTAGACGAGTTCTTAAAAGAGAACCCCGGTCTAGACGAAGGCGATTGGCGTGATAGTAGCCACTATGACAGCTGCGTTGATTCTTATTGGAGAATGCTTAACGAACCGCCTGAACCACCCGAGGACTTTGAGTACAGAGAAAGATGGTAAACGCCATGGCTCAATCGTGGTCAGGTCCAATAACAAAGGAGAAACATGCCCAACTGGTGTAACAACACAACAGTCATAAGAGGTAACCAGAAGCAGCTCGAAAAGCTTCTTTTAAAAGTCACAAACAAAGATGGCACAACAAGTTTGACAAACTTAAAAAAGATGCCAGCGGTACTTACAAGGGACCCTGTAAAGCTTAAGAAGTACAACAAGCATCCCTTTACTCTTGAGTTGGCTTTTGAAAAAGATCAGCTAATAAAAGAGCATCAAGAGTTGTGCCTAAAAATAACTGGACACAAGAACAGTTATGAATGGGCAAATGCCGAGTGGGGTACCAAATGGGGTGATTGTGAGACAAGGTGTTTTGAACGGCATGAATTAGGAGAAACATCTAAAACATTATCGTTTAACTACGAAACCGCATGGGGGCCATTTGAAAACAACTTCTGGTCGTACGTATCATCTAAGTTTCCACGACTGCACTTCATTAATAGTTATGAAGAGTGGGGTATGGGGTTTGGTGGTGCGCACGTTTGGATTGGAGGCATATTGGTGTTTTATGAAACTTATGGGTATGATGACCTCAAGTACGAAGAAGATTGTTCTGAAGCAGACAACGAACACGATGGATGCAATTGCCATGAGCAAGCAACGCAAGAATTAAGTACTAACGCTTTTAATAAAGCTTACGAGTTTGTAAAAAGAAACGAGGTAGAGTTGTGGGAAATTTAGTGGTTTCGCCTAAGCGAGCAGTTATCAAACAAGTTGTTATTAGTTTTCTAATGGTGATAACAATTGGGCGGTTGTTAGTAATTGAATCAAACAAAGTGTATTTGGGTGTAGGTATAGCAATGTTCCTTGTCGCACTATTCACTGCAATTAAAAACATCATGTACATGCAATGGCGATCCAATCGTGGTTGGACTACTACAGTGCAAGTTCCTGATGAGTTCATCAACAACTAATTAAGGAGAAAAAGATGTGCCAATGCGAAGACAGACCATGTTGCGGTTGCGACGCTGAACAACGGGCAGACGATAGATACCGAGAAGAAAAAGATTACTACGGCGACGAGGAGGAGTTAGAGTGATGAAAGCGGTGGTACCTACTCCGTTAATGTTTCACCAAGAAGCAGCCGTTGAGTTTGTCATGGACAAGAAGCAGGCTTACTTAGCTCTTGACATGGGCCTTGGCAAAACAGCATGTGCAATTGAAGTTATTAGCAGAGCAAAAGAGTTGGGTGAATCCCCAGCCCTTGTAGTCGTCCCACCGTCCTTGCGTTTAACTTGGGTAAAAGAGTTAGAGAAGTTTGCCCCACACTTGACTGTGGAAGTTCTTAGGGGATCGTATCCTAAAGATCTTCCCTTAGCCGATGTGTACATCATTGGAGATTCAGTAATAGCAAATTGGACACCTGAGTTAGCAGATGACCCATTGTCGTTGCTAGGTAGGTTCAAGACTCTTGTTGTTGATGAGTCTCACCGTGTTAAGAACATCTCTGCCAGGCGTACACAAGCAGTCATAAAGATATCTAAGACAATAAGCGGATTCAAGATACTTATGTCTGGTACACCTACCCCCAATGGTAGGAACATGGAGATGGGTGCTCAAATAGAAATACTTGGTGACGAAGCTTGGAAAGCCATTGGTGGTAAGGGTGTCTTTTGGAACTACTACTGTCCGGTGGAGCTAGATGGTAATGGTAAGCGCAATAAGTTTGGTAAGCGTGCCAACGTTGACTCTCTTGGGCTCAATGCAGCGATGATCTCATCGTTTATGCTGCGGCTTAAAAGAGATGATGTGCTAGACCTGCCCAACAAAGGTCGTGCTGGTGTCCATATTGAAGGAAGAGGTCAGCCCGTCAAAGATTATTTACTTGCTGAAGAGGATTTAGTCGCGTACTTAGCAGGGGCTGGTAAAGAGTGGCGTGGCGCAATGCGTAATGAAGCGTTAGTAAAGCTCACTACTATGCGGAAGCTAGCAGGGGCGTGCAAAGTAAAGGGGGTAGTAGAACGTGCAAAAGAGTTATTTAAAGAGACCTTGCCAGAAGACCATGGGCTCTTTATAGTTGCTGAGCATCATGATGTCATGGAAAGCCTGAGTGAGGAACTTAGTAAGTACGGTGTAGTTGAGTTCAACGGTCGCATGGATGACAACATGAAAGCAGAATCTATACGTGCTTTTAATAGTGGTGAAGCACGAGTAATGATTGGGCAGATCAAGTCAGTTGGTGTTGGGTTGACATTGCATGGTGATGGCAGAAACCACCATGTATTAATCACACAATTACCTTGGTCACCCAGTGATCTAACACAAGTAGAAGATAGGCTCCACAGAATTGGCCAGATAAACGATGTAACAGTAGAAGTTTGCTTGGCCAGTATTGATGGCTCATGGACAATTGATGAGCGGTTATGGGGCCTGTTAGAAAGCAAAGCGTTTTCTGCAGGGGAAATAGTAGATGGCAAGGGTGAATACTTGCTAGAAGAAATACAAGACAGTCTTATTAACACATACCGATAACAAACAAAGGGAAAACAATGACAATTATCAAATCATCAGAAAACAGTGGACCCATTACTGTGGTCATCTTTAGCAGTGACGAAATCAAGGCTCTTGAGCACTTGCTTGACTCTGCAAGGTTTGACAACAGCGACGAGACACACGACGCTCTAGAGGTGCTCGATGAGTTCCTCTTTACATTAAACGTACTCCCAACAGTAGTGTGACCCACAGAAAGGTAACAAAATGGTAGGCGCAAAAGCCTTAAGAAAAGGAATGTCCGTGGAGGTTTCAAGCGGGCCATACAAGGGGCTTATGGCTGAAGTCGTAGACCCTGACGTTATGCCCGATGGACACCCGGAACAGAGAAAGATGCTTGTGGATATTGAGGGTGTTGGTAGCACGTTCATTATTCCTAAGCAACTTAAGTTAGTTGGTTCGGTAGAACCAAAAGTAATTAGTGGCCCGCAACCAAATCAGGTTGTTGTAGTAGTACTTGGGCCTGATTGTTCATTAGAAAAGTTGTTACAACTAGCGAGAGAAGGTAAATTATCATCATGACAAACAATATGGAAACCACAGTAAGAAGTTACTTAGCTGCAAAGAAAGAAGCAGACTCATGGGCAACGTTACTTAAGGGTCTTGAAGAAGAACTTAAGACGGCGATGCTTAGTGAGTCTCTTGACAAGGTAGAAGTAGACGGCAAAGTCGTCTCTTTAGTTCAGGCAGAGCGTCGCTCGTTTGACATTGAGACATTGAAGAAGCTGGTGTCTCCTGCAGTGTTTAAACAGATCACTGAGCCAGCAGTTAAGACTCAGTTGTTTGATGCTGCGTTTAGCTTAGGCAAGATTACAGCTGATGTAGCTGAGTCAGTCACCAACAAAACCCCATACTCGCAACTACGAGTTAAGTGAAAGAGGAAACCATGGAATGTGAATATGAAACTGTAGCAACCCTTGATCTCAAGGTAATCTTTAAGTTGATGATTGACGGACACCTTGATCCAAAGATTGGTTTAACTCTTATAGCCAATGCGTATGACGTAGATCCTGAGCGATTTATGTTTACAATCTACGGAAGTCAAAAGCGTCAGTCACGACATTGGACGAGGGAAGAAGATGAGAAACTCATTGCGAGCTGGAATAACGGGGAGCGTGCAGTTAACATTGCTAACATGCTTGAGCGTAGCCACCAAACCATTTATCAAAGAATTAGGCATCTAGCAAAACTAGGCCACCCAGTTGAACTCCGTAGAAAGACGGAAAACTACAAACAAAGGACGTAAGGAAAGAAGCCAGGGCCTGACATCTACCCTTTCTTGTCGGGATCTTTCCTCCCCCTGCCCCATACAGCACAAAACATGCATCCGTGCTGATTGTTATGGGGTAAGGGGCGAACCTGGGTTAGACTATGTGTCTGCGCAATTGTGGCGCCGTCCAAGGAGATTAGTATGTACATGTGTAGAGGTCCAGTATGTAACGAAAAAGCTGTAGCCAAAGGGCTGTGCGCAGCCCACTACAAGCAAATGCAACGCGATGGACGCATGCATATTATTGATAAATCAAAGCTCCCAGAAGATAAGTTCTGGAAACACATCAAAAAGCAAGATGATGGCTGTTGGACATGGACTGGCCCTGTTGATAAAGGGTATGGTCGTATGTACGTTGGTAACAAAGCTTTCCAAGCTCACCGGTGGTCATACGAACAACACATGCATGTTTCCCTTACTAAGGTTGAGACACTAGACCACTTATGTCGCAACACCCTTTGCTGCAATCCTGAACATTTAGAAAAAGTGTCGCTCATTGAGAACATTGAGCGCCAGCACTTGTACCACGCTATGCGAGCAGAGATTAACCGACTGCGTGGCTTCCTTGAGGACATTGGGTACAACCCTGACAGCCTTCAAAAAGAAATGTAACTACTTTTTTTGAGATAAAAGCTCACGAAACTCATCTAAATCCAAATTCATCATTTTTGCTGAAGTTTTTAAAGGAGTTGCGTCTTTTAATTTACGCAATATTTTAATAAGACCAGTTGCTGTTAGCTTTGATGCTTCTTCAGCATGCTCTAACTCTAAACCACGGCGATTCCGAGAAGTTACTCCACCCCAAATACCATACTTAAGCTTGTTAGTTAGCGCAAACTCTAAACATTCTTTACGCACTGTGCATGTAGCACAACATAGCTGTGCCTGAGCAACAATCATGGCAGCGTCAACCCCATCTCTGTTAGGGAAGAACTTTTCGGTGTCGCTGTTAGCGCATGCTGCTTTTACACGCCATCTACCATCCCCCCATTCTTTTAATTGAGGAAGGTCAACTAATGCAGATACAACAGTGGTCTCGTTCATAGTGTGTATCCTACAGGCTGTTAATTGCATCAACAAATCGTTTAGCACCAAAAGATATATCTCTTGATGCAATTGCTTCTCTGTTGCGCATTCCCTCTTCTTTGCGCAACTCCGGATCAGCAATCAGTTGTTTTAAGTGCTTAATCCAATCAGCAGGTTTCTTAGCTACTCTGCCAACACCTAATTGTTCATGAAGTTTTACATAGGCATCTAAGTTTTGCGCAATAAAAGGAATGCCTGAAGCTGCGTACTCCATTCCTTTGATATCTGACTTGCAGCGGTTGAATGGGAAGTCACGTAACGGAATGATCCCAATGTCCATGGACATGAGCGTTGCGTAAGTTTCAATAGGGTGTAGCGGGGCCGTAGAAACTAATTCGTCTGAAACGTTAAGTAGAGATGCAAAGGTTGGATAGCTCATGTGGTTTCCACCATGATAAAGCTTGATGTCACCACGTTTTGCCATTACGTCTAGTACACCACGAAGCGTTTCAATGTCCCCACTTCTATGAGCGGTACTGCCTACCCAACCAACAGTTGGGGCTGTGTCTCCGGAGTCAATGTGTTGTGTAAACCTAGATAAATCAATGGTGTTTTCTAGCAGAATCATTTCACCTTTTACCAAATCACGTAAACGATCTTGCAAGTAAGGAGTGCTACAAAGCACCATGTCTGATTTAGCAATAGTCCCTCTGTAATGGTTAATGTTTTCATTAGGGTTTACTTGAGGGTGGTTGTGGTTAAACGCTTTGTTGGAAGGAGATACTCCCCAATACCAGTCGTCAATATCATTAATAAACTTTTGACCGTAGGCTTGGGCTTGAGAAATGTGTTCGTTGATACCTCCATGCATCAAACGTTGCATGAGGATGGTGTCAACTTCACATTGCTCTTTTGTGAGGTGATCAATAATTACAAAGTGATCTTCGTTGTTCCAGGCCAATGTACCAATGACCGTATCTTCAGGTAGGTACTTTAAGTATTGGCCAATTCGTGCCCATCCTGATCCACCCCATCGGTGGTTCTCTTCGGGTCTAAGCGGGGCTTGCCAATCACCTGATGCGATTCCTAGTTTCATTGTGTCCTTCAACAAGTTGCATTGTGTACGTCTTTTTACCTACCCCACAACAATGGGTGGGTGCAGTAACTAGAGGTACGTGCACCTTTATCCCACTGTTGCATTGGGGGCATTTGTAATACCCTGCGGGTAGGGAACTGCTACCCATGTTATTTATCTGTTGGTGTTCTGCGAATCCATGTAGTAGCAAAGTTCCTGATGTCATCTAAGTTCCACAAGGGCGTTGCAGCCAAGATTTTAATTGGCTTTGGAAAGTTAGCTCGCTTGCGCAAAGCGTGAATTTGTTGCTTAGGGCATCCCAGTAGCTCCGCTACTTCAGATGTTCCTCCAATGTTATTGAGATCCATTTGTTGTCCTTTTGTAAGGGTTTTCATTCTTAGTACATACTACACAGTTAAAGGCAGTAACGCAATTACTTGCAACTACGAGTCCAAGGTATGAACCCGCAACCTTTATGGTCGTCAAACCATTTGTACATTTCCCAAGCCCATGTGAAGTTCACAAGAGGATCTTGAACCATGTCCCAACTTCCAAAGAAGTCTTCAACTTCATTAGACCAAACTTGGTTGATCTGAAGAGGGCCATAATCATGACCATTCCAGTTTGGGTGTCCTGGAATGATATTTAAACAACGTGACTCTGACCATGCTTCTTCAAGAACATCTACAAGTAGTTCTTGGGGCCAGCCAGCTTGTAAAGCAATGGGGGCGAGTTCTTCGCATTTAGAACCTAATGGAACAAGTGTTGTCGTAGTTGTTGTGGTTGTCGTAGTTGTTGTGGATGTAGTGGATGTAGTTGTTTGTGGGGTAATTGTTGTGGTAGTTACTGAGATTGGAACTTCTTGTGTCCTTACTGTTCCGTTACAGTTTGTGAGTAGTAGAGCGCCCACAATGACTGCACTCGTGAGGGTAAGTTTACGCAATAGTTTTCTCCTTGATAGGGGATATGGAAAGGCCCTACTTTGGGGGTAGGGCCATACACATATGTTACCATCTCATGACGGTAACTCCCTACATCAAGGATTAATTAGTGCGTAGAGCAGGGACTTTACATCAAAAGTTTCTCCGCGAGAAGGAAGAACTATTGGCATGATGTAGTCCATAGCAGCAATTGATTCATCAATACACGGAGTACACCGGCAACCTTTTCGGTAACTCTCAAGTGTTCCGTGTTGAAGTTTTACTGTACCTCTACGCTCTTGTGGTGTTAACCCACCCCACATGCCCCATGTTTCTTCTGCACCTAACTTCATGCAATCTTTCCACACAGAACAATTTCTACAAGCAGTTTTACCTACAGCGTAGTAATCATTAGGGTTTGATGCATCTAGTGGCGCATACCACATGTCAACATTTTTACCACGGCAAGCAGATTGCTCAAGCCAATCCATTAGTTGTTATTAATTTCTTTAAACATCTTTTTCACCCAAAATGTCAAGTAGTTTTCCAAGTACAAGTGGTCCAGTTGTTAGGATAAAAAAGAATCCAAAAGTAGATAAGAAAGGCCAACCAGTTCCGTTCTTTGAAAAAGAATTAGATACTGAAACAATGGTAGTTAAAAAAATAGCAGAAGCTAAACGTCGTCGGTCTTGGTAGACGTAATTGGGTACTTTTTCCAAGTTGTGTGCCAAATCGAGTTCTCTTCCTTATAATGCCACGATACAGGTATCATACCAAGAAGAGTAGCGGCCTTGTCAATAGATGATACGTGCTGGGGTAGTTCTTTCTCTAAACCAGTCAACCACCCAGCAGCAAATAACTCTTCTGAGTAATACGACATTGCTGGGGGAAGAATACTTTGTAACACTTCTTCAAGTTGCTCAACACGTTGTGTCAGGGCGTTAATCATTGCCTGCTTTGAAGCGTCAGTATCCATCAGACCGTAGTTTCATTCAGGGCATTAGTAATGAGATTCTGAACAGTAGAAGCAAACAGCTTGTCTACCACTGCTTGGTCAACCAGTAGATCTGTCCCGTTTACATTGACCACTACTTGAGTCTTTAAACGGTAATGGTTTGATTCATCGGCAAGATGGGTAATCAAGTGGGCTGCTTCAACTAATGATTTTGATACATCATTGATAGTCATGCTTAAAGTATCTGAACCTAAGTCAATGGCCATCTTTACTAGCTGCTCGGCAGTTTGATATGGGTCAAGTTCTTCTATGGAGTTATGCGAGTTGTTCATCGTACATCCTTTAGTAGGGGAACTTAGCATACACCATTATTCGCCAATATTGATTACATCAGAAATAAACTGATCAGTGCGACTAGCACTCATACCCCCGCCAGGAAGTTGCTTGGCTGATTCCCCTGCTTTGCTTCCAAACAATCTAGAGAGAACGCCGGCTCCACCCCTTGCCTCAACCTCAATTCTCATGAGATCTCGGGTATCTGAGATGTTCTTAAACTTGTCAATGAGCGAAAACAAGCGATCCATTTCAGACGACAAAGCTGGGTCAAGACCTTGGCCCTCAAGCTCTTCGGCAAACCTAGCAAACAAAACTCGGCTTGCTTGCATTTCAATCATGGCTTGCAAAACGGCGTTAAGTTGATCCTTTGTACGGATCTCAATAGGCAATCTAAAACCACAATCTGAATGTTCCTTGAATGCAGGACATCTTGAGGCCAGATAGCAACTATCACACTGTCGCAATGGGTTTGATTGATATCTAATGACAGCGGTTTCTGCAGGGTCGATTTCAATGACTTCTCCCTGCTCATTAGGCATTTGTGTACCCATTGAAACAATGTGCTCAATACCCATAACAGGGAGTAATAGCCGTTCACTGTCGTGCCGCTTTTCTATAGGGCCGGTAGCAATACCAGACCCCCTAGAAGCCGGTTTAACCCCACTATGGGTTTCAGGGGGTATAGTTGCTATCTCCCCCTCTTCATTGTTTACAAACTCCTCTTCGTCTACACCTTCTTCAGGGTCATAGCCCAAATTTGTATGGTCTTCCCAAGCTAGCCAAGAACGAATTGCTAACGCTCCAACAGTAGTTACGTCGTCTTCCATAACAGCATCAAAGTCAATTCCTAGACGAATAATGTCGGGCCGGTGCTTCCGTCTAGACGACTCTTTTTGTTGAGCTGGATATCGTCGCAAAGCGTGTCCGTCCCAGATTTGAGTTTCCCCATAACGCAAAGTGCTAGTCCATGAACCAACAATTACTGCTGCCCAAGGAAGGGCTTCAATGATGTCTGGCTTGCTAGTAATACCGAGCAATGCAGCGCCCCATCTTTGTGACAGCGACCTAATTCGGGGAAGAGTTTTAGCATTAATTGCTTTGTCTGAGATAGCTGCCCGACCATGGCGTTGGCACAACCAAGCTAAGCGTTCTAAGTCATCACCATCTGACCACACAGGAATGTACTTTTCCCCAAGCCATTCTCCGTCATAATCAGGGCGACCCACTACAAAGGCAAGGTCATCAGCATGCTGCCGAATAAAGTCATTGTATCTATTTGTGTCTTCGTCACCCTCAGAGGTGTACACAATAACCCCAGCGTTTTTAAACGTATTAGGAATGCTGAATTCTTTAGTTTTAGGAATAGGCAAATGAGTCAAATTGACTGCCATGTACTCAACGTCATTAGCTAACAGGATGTTTCTGTGGGAGCCTTTCTCAGCCCCACCAAAGAACACTTTCACATTTCCCTCCAAGACTTTTCAGATGCTTTTAAGGCTTGTTCGTCCATCTCTGTTACAAGGGTTCCCCATTCCTTAGTTGTTTTGGTGCCACCCCACTCAGGTCTAACAATGTAAGGAGAAGCAACCAACAAGGTAGGAATGCCTAATTTAAGAGTTTCTGCGCAGGCAAGAGGGTCGTTGTCTACATACCAAGTGATTCTGCCAAAAGATGAACCAATGATGTGAACACGCTCAGCTTTAAGAACCGCATCTGGTACATCTAAAAACTCATAAACAGAAGCTTTAAATTGTTCCCGTTTTAACCATTCCTCAAATTGAATCTTTGGGTATTCAGTAGTTGAAACAACACAAATACGCCCTGTGTAGTGTTCAAACATCATGCGCCAAATTGCCCTGCCGTCTGGGTCTGGTTGGCGTACTGCTAGTGACGCACCCGGTCGTGCGAGTACATCAAAGTTAAAAATGATCACTAGTCGTACATACCCTTTTTCTTGCGAATGCCATGAGTTACAAATGCTTGGGCTGGACAATAGTGGCAGAGGTATTGCCTGTGTGCTTGAGGTACACCAATTTTGCGGCCAATAGTCTTAGACTCATCTTCGTAATCAATGCAACCTTGCTTGGGGCTTGAGTGCCTAGCAAAACACTTGAGTGCTTCCACTTTAAGATCGTCACGAACTTCACGAACTTCAATCTCATTTTGCATAAGTTCTTTTTTAACTTGGGTTTCATCCCCAAGCTTGGCCCACGTTTCTTCATCACAACGCAGAATGAGAGATAGGTGAGAGTCAGGGTTTGGGTCAGCAGCTTGACCAAGGTGCCTCTGACAGAGCTCAATGAGCTCCATGTCATACTCAGTTGGTCCTTCGTAGTCCCGCATACGGTACATTGTGCCGCACGACTGGCAAGTCAATAGCCGAGGCATTTGTGCTCCTAATTAGTAGTACAACGTTGTCACTTTGACAACACTATTCAGTCTTCAGCATACCCTGTTTCAAAGTTGTTGTCTACGTTTGGGGTCTGAACTCTATTCATAAGGTCAGACATTCCATACTGTGTTTGAAGCAGGTTTGCCCGAACTGTAACCTCAGCCATATCAACAACACCCCCACGATCAGGGGTAATGCTCTTTAGGCGACCATCATTAACACCTGAGTGGAGGTCGTCGTTCATTGATCGGGATTCGTTAACTGCCATAGTTATATCCTATCAGGGCGATTGAGCCCATGGAGTGGGGATTGTAGGTAGGGGGGGCATCCCAGGAAAACGTTTGTTGGCTGCTTTAATTGGTGCGTTCCAACTTTTTATTTGTTTTTTTGTGCTTTTAACTTGGTCACGAATTTCGTCAATTTTGTTCTCAATAAGATTACGATTGTAATCGTTTCTGCTTTGGGTCATAGCGTTATTTACATTTTTTAGTTTCTTCTTAACAAAGTTAACGCCTTTATCAACAGTGTTCCAGTTGTAACCACCAGGGTTACCTGGGCCATAGTTACGAGCAGTACCACCTACACCACCGCCACCGCCACCAAAACTGCTACCGCCACCAAAACTACCTCGACGGTTTACCCTGTCTTGCATGAAAGCTCCACCATTATCCATGATAGAACCCATATGGCCAGAGTAAGAACCAGCGTCTGCTTGACCACCGTAGCGCATTTCTAGCTTGACATCCATGCCACTTTTAACTGTGCTACCAGCCATTAAAAGGTTGGATGTAGCACCTCTGTTAGAGGTTGACAAAGGACTTAAGTCTTCTCTAGGCATTAGACAACCATCCTTGTCTTAGGCATGTCAGCACGTTGCATTGCTCGTGGAGTATTACCTTGAGATTTTTCAAATGAAGGTGTGGGTAAAAGCGCATTTCCTGACATGTTTGCTTTTTTGTGACGAAACAAAGCAGGGTCGCTTCCTGGACCATGGCCCGCCTCTGCCAAATCCCGTGCGTATCCAGTTGTAACCGAACTAGCTGCCATATTGGTTTGGGCTGGGTTTTTACCTAAAGTAGATGCTTGGGTGATATCCCCACCCATTGGGTCCCATTCACTCTTCATTAGCCACCCCACATACTGTTCATTGAGTATCTTCCTGAGCCTTCAAAACTACCATCTTCAATAGATGTGCGCATAACTGGCATACCAGACAACCATGAACGCTTAGTAGGCATGTAACGATCAATGTTTAGAATTGTTTGAATAGTGCCTTCTTGTTTACTAAAGCCTTCACGTTCGGGGAATAGCTGCTGGGGCACAACAGGGCGGGTCTTGCGAATAGTTTCAGGATCGCTAATAGCAGACTGCAAAGCCTGATCCGTAAGAAACTCTTGTCGTGACTGCCAGGGGCGTGCCATGATTACTTTCCTTGCTGTAGATTTCTTAAGTGTTCGGGAAGTTGTGGGCGGGCCATACCTCCAGCTGGATCTGGTTCGTTGTAAACCGGAGCTTTTAGGTGGGCAGGAATCTGTGGGCGAGCCATACCCATGGGTGGTGCATCATCTTGATTAGAAGTAAGACTTAAAGTAGGCCTAATCTTCTTTGCGGCAAGAGTTGGGCGATCTACGCGAAGGCGAGAGCCTGGAGCAATTGGCATACCATCAGCCCACATACCTGGTTTACGAGGAGTAGCCATAAGTTTCAGTCCTCGTTTAGGGGAGGTTCGTTCCATGCGTTATTTAAATGGCGTGCTACTTTAACTTCAGCTTTTTTCAAAGCTTTTACATCTTTTTTAGCACCGCGTACTTCTCCACGGCCTGGGCGGCGTTCCACTTCTTCGTCCCATTTGCTATTAGCACGGGCATATTTTAATTCTTCAACTTTTGAAGCTGCTTTACTAACAGCGTCAGTCATGCTGTCGTTAGTTACGTTCTCGTATCCCATTTGACCAATAACTCGAGCACTTTTTTCAGCCTTCTTTTTACCAATGCTGTCTACTAACTGCTCTCTGGTGTCATGATACTTGTCTTGAAAACGGCTTTCACCTGCTTGGTGAGCATCAGCTATAGTATTTTCAACCATGCTTTGGCGTGCTTGACGGTTACGTCCTAAAATTCCTGGAATGTTAAATGCCATGATGGCTCCTTTATAACTCAGCTAGCGGGTTGTATATTTTTTTCTTCATAGGGTTAAAACTTTCAGCGTCTGCAGCCAATGCTTTAGCATCTTTTTTAGCAGAACTAACCTCACCCAGTTTGCGGCGGTCTTCACCTTTGCCTAATAAACTTTTTTCTTTTAAGTTAGAAACATGCTCTTTAGCTGTTTTAACAGCGTTAAGTTTATGTCCATACAAAGAATCTTGTGCAGTACCCGCAAGTGAAACCTCAGTTTTTGCTTTTGAATTGTTTGATCTACGAGAAAAACTGTCAGGAGATGCGTCTTTACTGTTAAGTGCTTGTTCCCGACTAAATATTGCATTGTCAACATCACTTTTTGCTCGACGGAGTGTATCGTTATGAACTTCATTAAGGCGATCTTGTCGTGCTTGGTTATTGCGTCCTAAAATGCCTGGAAGGTTAAATGCCATAATAAAGTCCTTTGTTAAGTTGTGATAATTCTATCAGGTTATTTAATGTCACTTCCAGGACGGAGCTAATGATTTGAGCATTGACTGCCTCTGGAGGTTGATTACTTCTTGCTTGGGGCGATTCAAGCTTCCCGGTACGCCTTTAGGCCCAGCCTTACCACCGTTAGTAAGGTGAGCGTTTACAGCCCCAGTTGGAGCAAACTTCTTACCTTGTGATTGCAGTAACAAGCCAGTCATGGGGTTGAATTCATCGGGCCAAACGTAGTCACCGGGGTTAATACGCTCACCTTTGTGGACGCCTCTGGTGTATGGGCGAGCGTTATTGCGTTGAATGGCGTTTGTAACCTTATCCTGGCGCCTGTTGGCCGATAAGGTGCCAAGGTACCCATCTGGATACTGTGTGTCTGGGGAAGAGCCCCAGGCGGCTAAACGAGCGTCTTTAGGGTTACGAAAGGTAGGGGTTGGTCCAAGTGCTGCCGTCTGAGCGTCATTGGAGTAGGGGTCGTAACTGCTGCCCCAGTTTGTAAATGTTTGTTGATTGGCAGCTTGCTGACTAGCCACGATCTCCACCAGTTCCCATGCCCGTTAACATCCCACCTTGGCTACCAGCGCCAACCATAGAAATGGGTCTAGGCGCCGCTTGCCTGCGGGCTTCTTCATTCCTTTTAATAATAGAAGTTATCTTCTTTGCTGGCATGTCGATCCTTTTCACGACGCTTGTTTTTGGTATCCCGAATTGCTTCTTCTGTGTACCAGTCATCAAATTGATCAGCGTAATCTTGGTTGTTGGCTAGGGTGCGCCAATCATTTTGGTTCTTCTTTGGTGACATATAGTTACTTATTAGGCGGAGAATACGTCTTTGTGATCGGGTCGTAAATTCGGAATGTCTTTACGTTGTTTTTGTAGTTTTTCATTAATTCCATGTTGTAGGCGTTTTCTTCAGCTTGTTTAATTTTCTTATCCGCTTCTTGCTTTGCTCTAAAGTTGTACTCTGCTTGGGTAGCCAGACGTGGTGTCATTGCTTTAATCTCTTCTGGAGACCATTCCCCACCACCTGTTAGAAGTGTTGAAGTCTTGCCTTCAGTTGTTTCTAGTAATCCGTTTGCTGCAAATAGTGATGTCATATGGTCAGGTTATCACTTATTAAACTGTCCGCCACCCATTGCGCTAGTTATGCGGGCTTGTTCTTCCTCTGCAGTGCGGTCCATTGCAGGACCAAATCGTCGTTCTGCAACCCGTCGTGAATTTGCATTAATTGGTTGTGCAGTTGCATCCGGAGATACATAAGTGCCTGGGCCCTGGGTGGCAGGGTTTTCAACCAAGAATGCAGGTCGTGATTCTGTAGTACCTGAGTTGGCGCCTCTAGCAACAGCATCCCTGGTTAACGCTGGGTGGATGTACCCAGACGGTTGCACAATAATACCTTCTTGCGCTCTACGAGGCATTGGCTGACCTTCCAATGGTTGGCCAGGACGTCTACGTAGTTGAGCAAGTGCTTCTTGACGTTGATTAGTAATAGGTGCATTAGGGGAAGAGACTCCTCTAGTTGTTACCGCTGGCTGACCAACTCTAACCTGGCTTCCAAGGTGCCAACGTGGGTTGGCAACAGTAACATCCATAGATGTAACAGTTCCGCTTGATGCTGCTCTGTCAATTTCACCGCTGGCATCTCTAACAATGCGCTGTGAAACACCTGCTCCAGGAACGCTAGTGCTAACCGGCCTAGTGACAGTTGGTGAAGGCGGAACAATACCTGGAATTGCTCCAAAAGTAGTGCCATGGTCTTCTACGCCAGGTTCAAGAACGCCACGGTTTGCGCTTGTAGCAACAATTGCAGGCTTTCCTTCTTTTGCCAATAACTTGTTAGCCGTCTCAATACGGAACCTATCCTCAGGAGAAACTCTTGACAAAGTGATTGGTTCAACCTTTTGTTCGTACGCAGGAAGGGTGCTCTCAAGGTGGCTAAAGTTCCCGTTTTCATCAAAACGTGGGGTGTGTGTAGCCACGTCGTGTTCAACAACAGCGCCATTACGAGTACGGACTATCTGACCAGCAGAAGGGTGTGCTGCTCCTGAAGGTAATGTTTGTGGGTAAACAGCGTTGCGTATCCTGCTACCGCCGCCAATTGCAAGGGTTGGCGTGTTTGCTTCGTCATACGGGTCATTGGCTTTTCTTTCTTTTGCTTCTGCTGCAGTCTTTGCGGCAATTGCTGCGGGGGCAGCCATAACCTCTTCTACTGATCTGCCTGATTTCTCTGCAACTGCAAGCTCTTCTTTAGAAGGAGTTCCTGGTGGAGCCGAGGCTTCCAAAGGAGGGTTTTCTCTTTGGCGTCGTGCAGTAGCATCACTCTGTTCTTTGCGTTTGGCTGCGTCTGCTTTAGCAGCTTCTGCGTTGGCTGCTATAGCTTCTGGGGTACTTGCTGCAATGCCGGCTGCAATATCTGCAGCTTTTGCATCGTTGCTTCTTTGCAAGGCTTCTGGACTATTGCCCGAATCTGCAAGTCTTTGATCACGTTCAGCAATACGGCTTGCTTGTTGTAGGTCTCTTGCTTGTTGAATAGCTTCTGGGGACTTATCAACTGTGTTGTACTTTGACCACTCTGCTAAAGCTGCTTCATGTTGAACTTTATCTCTTCTTGGACGACCAGTGTCTTTAAACTCTGGTGCTGGGGTTCCAGTGAGTGGGTGAGGGCGCATTGTTGGGGAGTACCCTCTTGCAGGCGTTTTGTCTACACCAGTATCAAGTGGGTTTGTTTCTGCTTCTTCTTCAATTTCTACACCAAACTCGTCTTCTTTTGGAGCAGTAAATTGAGTGTCGGTTGTTTTAACTAACAAACCTTCAGCAATACGTGCTTTTTTTTCTGGGTCAGCAACACCAGCAGTAACATGCTCAACCAACTGAGATACCTCTTGGTTAACCATTTTTCCAGTAGTTGGATCTAATACCTTTTTAGTAACCTTTTTTTCCGGGTCAATAATGTCAGCTTGAACAGTTCCACCAACAGTTGCTGGGATAAGGGCTTTACGTGCCGTAACATCTTTTGGAAGAGGGTTTTTACCAGAACCAGTGGTTGTGGAAACTTCACCATGATCAGAAATCCCAGCAGTTTGGCCTTGATGAACCATTTCTGATTCCCTAGATTTTTGAGCTTCATCTTCAGCTGCTGTAAACAAAGTAGCACCTTCAAGTGCCTGCTCTTCTGTCATGCCACCGTTTGATTCACGCAATGCAGCGGTAGCTTCTCTAACAATATCTGGGCCAACAGCAGTTTCTGGGCCGTAATCAGCTACTCTTCTGCCAGTAGGTTCATCCACAGTTTTTGTTTCCTGTGCAGAAACAACCGGTTTGCCCTCAGCATCGCGCAACGGTACTGGCTTTCCTCTTTCGTCAAGGATTGTTTTTCCGTTTTCATCTTTAGCGTATTGTCTTGTTGCGGAACCTGGTGCAACTCTAATTACTTTTTTGTACTCTGGTTTTGTAGGGTAGTACTCATCTTGTCCTGGAGTACGGGTGCTAACAAAGTCTCTGTTTCTAGATTCACCGGTACGGCCGGTTTTTCTAACGCGGAATGAACGACCGGTAGAGCGACGTCCTCTAGCCATTGCTTCTGCCATACCAATTCGTTCAGCGTCAGCTTCTGGGCCTTCTTCATAAGGCATACCTTGTTCATCAACAGGAGTGAACGCTGGGTTTGGAACCATGGTGTGAGGCAATGGTTCGTTGGCCTCTGCACGTGCTGCGGCTTCTTGCCCTACAGGAGAAGCAGCAAAATCTGCGTCTTTAACCCTACCGCTAGTGGCTCTTGCGCGTGCGGCTGTTTCTGCGTCATTGCGTGCCTGTAAGTATTCAGCAGTCATTCGAAATTGCTGGCTACCAAAAATTGAAGGGATTGCGAATCCTTCTTCAGGAAATGCTGCTGGGCGTGGGGCAACACGAGGATTGGCAAGCTCTGTCAAAGTTACATCAGCATTGCGAGGATCTTTCATTTCATTGCCACTTGCGTCAATTTTAGGAACTACACGAGTTGTTTCGCGTGACGCAGCATCTGCTTCCTCTGCAGGCATTGTTCCTGAAGTACGGGCGGAGCTATCTCGGGTTGTGAACGAGCCAACCATTTGAGTTACGTCGTCGCCTGTTTGAGTAGAAAGCACACCTTGCATGCTTCCTTGTTGCAAAGCTCCTCTAAGTTCTGGAGAGGTACGAGCTTGTTCAACGGTAAGGTCTGCCCCAGAACTTCTTGGTCCTGCTGGGCGTGCACCAACACTACTCATTGCGTTTTGAATGGCTAAATCAACGTTGCCAATTAGAGCCCTTGTTGCGTTATCTTCGTTAACTTCAACGACACCTGGGGTTTGGTTGTATCCTTTTCTACCTCTAAAACGACGACCTAGGATTAACCCGCCACCAAGGCTGCGTCCTGGGGTTCCTGGCTTTCTGTCCATAACAATTTCTTCTGGAGTACGTGTAGTCGCTGATCTGCGGGGGTCAGTGTCATTATAAATTGGGGACGTTAAACGGGGGCCAAGTTCCCCTTCTGCAAGTGGCGTACCGCCTACAGCAAAGGCTGCACCACGCCTGTTTGAATCCATTTTTCCTTGCGCAGCTTCGTCAGAAACATCAAGAGTGTCTACGTAACTTTGAGCAACTTGTCCTCTTCTTGAAAAGATTGAACGACGAGGAGTTCTCCCTGGACGAGGTGTTGTACTACGCAAGTCTGCAGGCAAAGTTGTTTGATCGTCAAGACCGCCTTCAGCGCCAGCTGCAAGTCTTTGATCAGCTAATTTAGCAACACGCTCTTCAGGGGATAAATATGCGTATGTTTCTTTATCAGGACCACCTAATGGTGCACCCTCTTCTGGGGTGTAACCACGGATGGTTGTAGGGTCAAAAGTCTCTGTTTGAACGTTTTCCCCTGTGTTTTCAAGGTCCGAAAATTCAGTGGTGTCAGCAATGCGAGCTTCACCGGTGTCCGCACTAGTGATGTCTGTTGGGTCTACCGCAACTTCTCGGGCTTCGGCAGTGTCATCTTCATTAGCAACTTTTTCGTCAAGCTTGTAACGACGAGCAATAATTTCTGAGCGAGCTTCTTCCATGCTTAAGCTTGGATCGTCGTATATTAAGTCACGAGCTTCAGCATCAATTTGAATTTTTAATTGACGATCTGCTTTAGCTTGCGTCTTAGTTCTTTTTGCTTTGGGTTCTGACTTTTCCGCAGCCGGTGTTGGGTTTTTAGTGTTTTCTCTGTTGTTACCAGATTTGATAACTTTAGGGGTCTTTTTTGCCATTAGAAACCTCGCATAGTTGTAGCAGCTCTATCAAATATTACCACTTTTAAAGAAGTACTATCGGGCGACTGGTCTGAATGTAATAGCTGAGATTGTTTCTCCGTTATCACCTTTAATGTCATCAAAGCCGATTACAAACAAGAGGTCAATGCCTCTTGGTGCAACAAACCCTCTAGCAATAGCACAAGCTTTAGAAGCTTGGTTTACAGCACTTGCGCCAATTGCGCGAATCTTGGGTGACTGTCCTGCTACAACCGAGCGGGCAACAATAGACCCAACGCTTTGTGGGTTACTTGTGCCGGATACTTTTACGATGTCTTCAATTTGTTCTTCGTCTGACATGGGGGTGTCTCCATTTACTTTATGTACGGGTAATGCAACATGCACTGTGGTACATAAGTTTAGAAGTAACCAGCCTCATTAAGTAATTGAACCAAATCAGATAACCTAAGCACAGCGTAGGAATCACCCACGGCTTTTTCACCCTTACCTGGGCGTTTAACAACCAAAGCGGGAACTGCACCACCTAAATTGTCTGCTTGCTCAATAGTGGCGTTTAACCATTGGCTAAGGGCAAACGCCTTTTGGTTTTTACATTGTACAGCAACTTGACGATTTGCTTTATTCCTAATGCCATTGATGTCCCCAGTGTCCCCCCCGCCTTTAAGGACGGTTCGGTGTGCTACCGGGAAACCATTGTCGTTTAGGTATTGACGAATTAGGGTTTCAAAGGAAGTTCCCTTTTGTTTTGCTTTATTCGCCATTTTTAATGGCTTCTCGGATTTCAATTAATAATGCTTTAATTTCTTTAAGAGTCTGGTTTACATCACTAATAGGGCCAATTGACGCACGAGCGTTAGCGTCTTGACGCCTGCGTTCGTTTTCTATTTGAGCGTTTTTAGCGCCAACTTCATGCCATGTTGTCATTTTATGCTCCAAACCGTGATGTACGTTGTTCTTTACCGTTTAAACCAATTCTACGACTTAGCTCTCGTGAAAGCAATTGTGCTCCACGTTCGCAGGATTCAAACATAGTCTCTACTAGCTTTCGGTAAGCCTTTGAGATTTGGTTTTTTTCTTGCTGTGCAACAACCTTGGGGTCAATGTCTCGTCGTGCTTTGGCCAGGGTTACTAAGTCCCCTTTGGCGCTAATACCCCATTGGTCAATCAACGCAGTAGCTTCAATTACTCGGCTTTTATGAATGCCAGATTCTTCTTCAATTTCTGCTTTTACAAGCTCCGCTTTGCTGTAGGAAACCCAAGCCATGAACTGAGAGTACAGTTCCATTAGCTCCCGGTCGCTCATATCATCAAGATTGCGGGGAATAGAGGGTGCGGATTCCCCAGGACGACTAGGGAGTACAAACTTGGAATTAAACCTAACAATTGCTGGGTTCTCCTCCGTAGGAACGCTAGATATGATTCGGGTCATTTCCAACACACTTTCTTGTACGGGCAAAACTTGCATCCTGAACAAGAACTAACTGTTGCCCAAGATGGGCGATCTGGAGTTGTCTCATTATCAAGATGCTCAATTACTGTTTTGCAATTTTCTAGGATGGGTTCCATAATGTCAGGGTTGTATTTAACTACAAACTCTTTTACCTCTTGCGTGGGCTTCCACTCATAGATAAAAACCATGGTGTCAATGCCAGTGCAGTACATGTAGATGTTGCCTTGGCGAATATGGGAAGCAAATGGTGTTTTGATTTCTTTCCATACTTTGTCAATTGTAAGTTCACCCTTGCTGTAGTCCATAAACAAAGAGGGTTTTTCAAACCGAACTGTACCAATACCTACGCTCTTGATCTCGATGAGTGCTGCGCCGTCTTTATCGCATATCTCTCCATCCGCGTGCCCGAGTATCCGGTGTTCATCATTAGATAGAGGAACCTCGCCGTACTTAATCCGATCAGACTTACAACTAACACAAGCAGTAGGGGAGACACCAACCCAAACAACGCCACACGCTTTGCAATTCCATACCCCCGAGAGGATTCCTGCTTTCCATAACCACGTCTGCCATTTAGCATGAATAGAGTTCCCTTCAGCAAAAATGTTTAGACGACCAAAAGCAACTGATTCGTCTGATCCTGGAACATCAGTAATCTTGTATACAGCGGCCCGAGCACACCAATCTTTTTTAGATAGCTCACTTGGATGGAGATGCTTGGTATCTCTATGTGAGTTTTTTGATGCTGCTTCTCTAGCAGCTACTTGTTCTACAATAGGAAGCAACCGACCTTTTGCACGCATCATAGTTTTATAGTCTTGCATGTTCCATGGTGTATCAGTCACGTGTTGCCTCCAAGTAGTCGTCAATGTATTGAATCCCTAAATGTACAGGCATTTTTGTTCCTTGTTGAATAATTTTGTACAAATTTTTAGCAATAGTTTGCCAGTCAACATCAGATTTTTTAAAATCATTAGTGCCATCTAGCATTCCTGCGCAATAATAATCGTATTTGTCCATTATTCTCCAATAATCATTTGGAAGTCTGCTTCATTAAGAATGACGTAATTACGCCCGCCAAGGTCGAACTGAAGCACAGGAAGACGATCTTCAAGTACAGCACGTTGCGTTAACTCCTGTAGTTCCTTGGACTTAATTGAGTAAGACTTTTCATTGTATGTCAATTTGTTTTCTATAAGCATGTCATGGGTGCGCACGTCATTTTTACGCATCCACCCAGAACCTGATCCTGCGTTACGACTTCCATTGTAAGCCTTAGCAGAACGTAATTCCTGCTTTTTAGAAGCTTTCATTATTTGTCGTTGTTTATCTTTGGGGTCTTCACGACCAAGAATCATAGAAACTTCTCTGTAGCTTTCTGTTTGAGTACTGCTTGCAACTCTAGGTCTTCTCTTACGGCTTGCAACAAAGCATCCTTACCTTGCCATTTCTGGCCATCGTAGTTGTAGTAAGCACCACCACGAGTAACAATTTCTGTAGCAATACAAATGTTTACAATGTCTTTAATGGTGTCAAACTCCCCAAGGGAGAAACCATTTGAGTCAGTAAAGTAAAAATCTACCTGTGCTACTTGTTGTGGCTTGTAAGTCTTGTTCTTCATGGTACGCCCACGAATAGTTTGGCCTACTGACTCGTCTTTTTCTTTAATCCATTCATCCCGTTTTACTTCAACGCGACAGAAGTAATGGAAGTTCTTGGCTTTACCGCCTGGTGTAGTGCGGGGGTCACCGTACATGACGCCAATCTTTTCACGCCATTGGTTAATGATCAAGCCAGTACAACCACGGTCTTCATTAACCATAGAACGTTTCTGTGCTTTGGATGACTTACGGAAGAACTTACCAGTAAGTCGTGCACCAAGCCCCATTTGGAACTCTGCCATTGTTTTTTCGTTTTCATCACTAGGTACAAGTGCCGGAAGCGAGTCTAGGACAATACAGTCAACGGCACGGTTCTGCATGGTCCGAATAATCAGATCATAAGCGTGTTCCATAATGTTTGTTTCAACAACCCACAAACGTTCTAAGTCAACACCAATTGCTGCGGCGTACTCAGGCACAAACTCTTCTGCTGCAACCCACATAGCAATCCACTCAGGGTCTAACGCTTGATTGGCTGCAATAGTTTTATAAGCAATTGCAGTCTTACCGGATGATTCATCCCCAATGATTTCAGACCACTGATTCATAGGCCAGCCACCACCAAGCATTAAGTCATAGGCAAGGATGCCAGTTGTAATGCGGGGAAGTTCTTCTTTTACACGGTTACCTTGTACAACAATGTCTTCGCCGTACTTCTTGTTAATGGATGCAATAATAGACGCAAGCGTCTCATGCTCTTCGGTTTTCAATTTGTTCTCCTCGTTATGCTGACCAAGAAATTTGGTCTGCCTGTTCGTACATACCATTCCACCCACATGAAAAACATCGTGGTGCTGGGGCGTTACCATTAACTGTTGTACCACTTCTACCTGTTCTAGAAAAAACTAGACCACTACCGCATGACGGGCAACTAGAGTTACCGTCACGTCTGTGAGCTTCTCCGCCTTTCCATAAACGGATTGCGTCACTCATGCCAATTTGATCTGTTGCAGATCGGCCTTCATCAAGCACTTGTTGCTGGGCAACATCTTGACTATGCAAGGGGGTAACAGCCATGGTGTTTTGCCGTATACCAATTGGTGGTGTAGAAACTGGGGTGTTAAAAGTACGAGCAGGGGCTGCTGGAGCGTTACCTGTAAGTTTACGTGACCACCAATCACTCATCGTCTTCCTCCTCATCATCTTCACTGTCGGTTCTAAACGACAATAAGTTTAGTAATGCTTCTCTGTTTAATTCTGAAACTGGGGCATGCGTGGTTTCTGGAAGTTCAAGTAATTCATTGTCTACCAGGTGGGATATTAAAGACATACCAAAGGACATCAACACGTTTTGGGTGCTTTCTAATTCGTCGTCATCTAAATCATTGTGCACTTTAACAACTTCTAGCATCCAATCAGAGCATTGTTTTACATTGTCAAAAATGCCTAAACCTGTAAGGATGACCCATTTACTAATAGTGTCTACTATTTCGCTTTCCTGCACTTCTGCAGAAGGAACAGCAAACCCTGCGTTTGAAGCAATCTTTTGTCCTTCCATAATAGATAGGGATAAGTAAAAATTGCGTTTGTCTATTGGGCTCATTGCCATAGTGCTAACCTTTCGCCTCAGACCAACTACCTGCTGAGTCACACGATACCTTTAATGGTATACCTTCGTAAACGACCCCATCACCCATTGATGACATAAGCAAGGGCATAAACTCATCTACGTCTGAATCCTTTACGAGTACAACTAATTCGTCGTGTACTTGCACAAGCATTTTTGCCCCTTTTGGTGTTAGGTCATCATACACATCAATCATTGCTTTTTTGCAAATGTCTGCTGCAGAACCTTGAACAACTGCATTTACCGCTTGTCGTTCTGCACGGGAGCGTAAAGTGTTGTCTGATGCAGATAGGTCAGGCAAATGGCGTCTACGGCCAGAAATTGTCTGCACATAACCCTTGCGCCTACCCTCTGCAATGACATCTTGCTTCCATTTTGTAATGCCAGAGAACTGTCTGTAATACTGATCAATCACAAATCGGGCATGTTCTTCGTCAATACCAGTAGTCCTGGCTAGCTTCTGTGACCCCCCACCGTAGGCAGTCAGGAAGTTGACGCCTTTGCCAAGCTGCCTCTCTTCTGAGGTAACTTCCTCTATTGGCTTGCCTAGGACCAGCGCCGCAGCACCCGAGTGGATGTCCGATCCCGTCAAGAAGAATTCGCTCATTTTGGGATCATGAGAAAACATGCACATAACACGAAGCTCAATTTGGTCGTAGTCAGCAACAAGTAGTTGGTAACCCTCGGGGGCAACAAACAGGCTTCGTACGCTGCTCTCTCGTGGAATGTTTTGAAGATTAGGGTTGCTTGAAGACAATCTTCCAGTTGCGGTTCTGTGCAAGTGAAAAGAGGGGTGAAGCCCACCGTGATGAAGTTTGGGGAGCAACCCGTCAACGTAAGTTGACACGAGCTTTTTAGTTTCAGACCACTCAATCATCATTGGAACAATTGGATGTTTGCTTTCAAGATTGTGAAGACTTTCCTCATCTACTGAAGCAGTACCCTTAGGGGTTGTCTTGGTTGGCTTTAGACCTAACCCACCCTCACGCTTCTTGTTAAACAGTAATTGTTGTTTGTGTTTAACGCTATCCGGGTTGAAACCAGGAGGGGCGTAGTCCATCATGCCAAGCAGAAGCTCACTAAGGCGTATTTCTAGTTGCTTTCCAAGAGCAACCATTGCTCTGTGATTAACAGGAATCCCAGTGTCTTCCATCTCCATTAGTACATGGAGCACTCGCATATCTTGCCTTAGGCAGGAGAGTAGCTCAGGTACAGAAGAGATCTTGCGCCATAGTGTCTTGTAAAGCAACCATGTCCAACGAACATCCAGGTGCACATACTTTGTGGCTTTTGAAAATGGCACATCCATAATGATTGCGCCAAGCTTCCCATCTGCATGATAAGCGTTGTGCCCCTCAAAGTTATGAGAGATGATATGGGTCAAGCTGTACTCAGAAAGGTTCTCATTGACTATGTGCTGCATAATCATTGTGTCTAAGAAAGGCTCTGCGGGCAATTCACCGTCAAAGTATTTTCTGACAGACCGTGCGTCAAACTTTACGTTGTGGCCAATCTTAACAATGTCGCTAAAGAACAAAGGTTTAAGGACTTCAAAAACCTCTGCGCAAGTTAGCTGACTTGGTGGGTCGCTGAATACTGCAGGTTTAAAGTACCTTGACTTAGCCATGGACTCTTTTCCACTGGCCGTAAATTTCCTGTAGCCCTCCGGTGGGATAGTTGTACCATCACCACGTTCTTCGGGAATAATGATTTCACCATTTGGGTGCCCCATAGGGATAGCCCAAGATTTACCCTCTGTAGCAATACCCAACCAAAACACGCTATTGCGCATAGGGTCAAGAGCAAGGGTGTTTCTCCACCGACCACAAACAATGTCCCTTGATCTAGCAAGGATGTCATCATTCTTTGTAGTAAGGGTGGCAACATGGCTTTGCCATTCTTTTTCAATATGTTTTAAAACGTCAGGATGCCTGTCTACGGCACCAAAGGTCTCAACGTCAAAAGCAAAAGCACCTACCCTTGTCACTTCTGCAACAATGTCGTGTAGTTCTTCTATCGTAGAGACAACGTAGGGGGCCGTTAAGCCCCCTACGTTAGACAAGTTTGTCTCCAACTTCAGCTATCCAGGTCGTCAAGAACGATCTGCTGAAGATCCTTGCGTGAAGGAATCTGAATAATCTCAGGACCGTAAGCTTTTGACTTAAGAAGCTTAAAGGTCTCTGTTGTTAACTGGTCAATGTTCCATTCCTCAAGGTCACGCTCTTTAACCAACTGATGATTGGTGGCTGAGGTGGCACCCTTGCCTGAACGGCTAACTGCCCAAAAATGCTTGGACAATGGGCCTTGGCGTGGGTCGTTATGGAAATTCTTAAGTTGGTCAATAACTCGTGGGCCAACTTCGTAGGACTTCAAAGTGGGTTCACCATCTGAGGTCATTTGAATTACGTTGAACGCAAAGCGAGTTGAGGGGCGCATACCAGCGTCACAAAGTGGGCACCCTTTGGGGTCCGACTCGGCAATACAAGTAAATGACTTCTGCCCCGAACGCTCTACCCAGTGTTGGCGGTAAGAAGCGTAAGGCTCGTCTTCAACAAATTTAACAATTGTTGGTTCTTCGGTAACTCGTAGGCGCTGGGCAAAAGGAGAATCGGCGTGCTTGACTGTTTCAGCAGCACCCCAACCACGGCGGATTGAACTAGCCGCAGGGGCTTCGTCCGCTTCGGGCTCTTCTTCCTTGTCCTCTACTACTAACTTGAGGTTAGAAGTAGCACGCACTGGTGCTTCTTCCATGGTCTCTTCGTCATCATCATCATATCTGCTCATCATTTTTCCTTAATCGTTGGGCCATTCGTTTTTGATGTGTTGTCTGAAGCCGTCCCAGTTGGCCTTAGCTGGGTTGTCTATCTCATACCGCGACAACGCGGTAATTAGAAACTCTACCTGATTCAAAGAGTAAAGCCTACGTCCTTTTTGAACTTTTCCAGGAATTTGTGTTCCCTTGGGAGAAGTTGTCCGGTACTTTGCTTTTGGTAACCACCCGTTAAGTTCCCACTTCCGGATTGTAACCGGTCTCCTATTAAGGGCTTTTGCTAAATCCCCTACTAAAAAGAAGTGCTGCTCAACACCGTTAATTACAAAAATGGTTGGCTTTGCCCCATTTAGCCGGTCTTCGGCAATGGGCTTAAACTTTTTTGTTGTTTCTTGTCTGTTTTTAGGCGGCGTCTTTCCCGGGTAATCCGGAAGGGAGTTAAAAAGATCAAGAGGGTCTTTTGACATTATTCGTCGTCGTAGCTTTTTTGATCAACTAATTTAAAAGCCCAAGTTTCACGTTCTGTGTAAAACCTTGCAACTGTGTCTTGATGCTCGGGGTGTTCCCATGAGTACCGCAAGATTAAGTCTTCATTGGTTGTTTCAACAATTTCTTTTACGGCATCCCAAATTCCAGTTTGTTTTGCCCAATCAATTGCTGAAGCTAGGTCAAAGGCTTTACCAACACGACGCTCATGCTTTAATTGCATATTGCCGGCGGCCATCCATTTGTGTCCCTTGTCGTCTGGGGTACCGTACTGGGAGACCTGACGAACAAGTTCTTTCTTTAGTTCATCGGCACGCTTAGCGGTGCTTTCGGCAAATTCTTTTGCCTTTTTGTACTCCTCAGCAATCCGCCCAAGAAGCTCTTTTGTAGGAATGTTGGCATCTTCTCTATCTGGAAGTTTTGGTTTGTTGATCATTTTAAACCTTTGAGTCTCGTAGGAATGTTGTTAGGCTACCTAATGTAATGTCAAAACCACCACGTACGTCGTGATGTTTTCCATCAATAAACGCCTCACTAATGGAACGTTTCTGTTGGAGCATTTCGTATTGTCGTTCTTCAATTGAACCTTGCATGACAAATGTAGCAATGGTTACGTGATCAAAAGTGGATGACAAACGAATAATTCGAGCTTCTCTTTGTTCAAGCTTTCCGCTGCTCCAAGGAAGGTCATAGGAAATAAGGTAGTTGGCCATTGGAAGGTCAACGCCGTATCCACCAGCATCTGAAGATAAGAACAAGCGTGTGTTGGGGTCATTAGAGAATAACTGCTTAGCTTCGTCTTTTTCTTCGGCGTTCATACCACCCATGAATAAGACTGAGTTTGTTATCTTAGAAGTGGCTTTTTGGATGTAACGAAGGTTGTCTTTAAAGAAAGAAAATAAAACAACTTTGTTAATTGGATCTTCAGCCAGAACTTCTTCAATGTAATCTAAAACAGCAGACAATTTTGGAGTTTCAGATACCCCGGTTAACATGCCTTTACTATCTAGGAGGTCGGCATATGCGCTGCCTTGATCTGGCTTTGATGGGTCCCTGTATAGAAGGGCAGAATGTTTTACTAATTCTGGGTTGTCACAAAGCATTCTTAAGGTTGTCAACCTAGACATAATTTGGCCTTGCGCAGCATTTGACTCTGGGTCGTTGTAATGGTTCCATAAGCTAAATGAACCACCATGGCTACTCATGGCCTGTTGTAGCTGATGCAATAAGTCAGCAGAAATAGCTTTGTATAAAATTGCACCTTTTACATCAAAGGGAACTGGAATGGTTTGATGAACAATCTTTGGAAGTTGATCTGCAATGTCTTCTCGCGTCTTGCGGATTAGACATTCAGATAACGAAGCGTGCATGCTGTCCAAATTCCTGTACCTAGTGGGTCTACCAAAGTGGTCCCTAACAATAAAAGTACGGTCAAACAAATCAAACTTACCCAGGATGCTTGGGTCAACAAATTCCATAATTGAAAACAACTCTTCTGGCCGGTTTTCAATTGGCTGCCCTGTTAGGGCAAACCGGTAGTTAACTTTTTTGCCAATGCGTTTAATTAACTTAGATCTTTTGCTTACCCTTGATTTAATAATGGTTGCTTCGTCAACAACAACTGCTTGAACATTTAGCCGGTTTAAATGTTCAACATCTTTTGTAAGGCTTTCTGGATTGGCAACAATGTATCTTGCTGATATTGCTACTCTCCACAGTTTTTCACGGGCTTTTGGTGTACCGTCAATGACTATTACGCGAGAATCAGTAAATCTTTCTATTTCCCGTTTCCATTGGTATTTTAATGAAGCTGGAACAATGATCAAGCACTTGTCAATCTCATTGAGAACAAACAACTCTTCAACGGCTGCAATAGTAGTTACGGTTTTGCCAGCACCCATTACAAGGCCTAAAAGCATTTGCCCACGGTCAACCATTTTGGTTACCGACTCTTCTTGATATGGGTAAAGCTTTCCTTTAAACATTACCGAATCCAGGGAGGAACAACGGTAGCAGTTAGTAGTCCGGTTTCTATTTCGTCGTCTGTCATGTCGCCAATATCTTTAGCACTAGTAGTGGAGTAGTTCCACCACTTTATACCCTTACGGGGAGTCCCGAGGTTCTTGTACAGGCGTTTGCTGGATTCAATCCCAGCCTCGTCATTGTCCATGGCTATAACAATCGTGTCTGACATGTGTAAAAGCAGGTCCATTTGGCTTTTTGAAACTTGAGCACCAAAGGATGCGACAGCTTGGGGTTTAGAAAACACCATGGCAAAACGAATTACGTCTAATGGAGATTCAACAAGGACCGAAGTCTTGCTCCTGAAACGTTCTACACCAAATAAGGTCTTGGACTTTTCAATGCCAACAGGAAAGTTACGTACCCAACCCGGTCGTTTTTCTTGCCACCCCATGAGGCTACCCATGCTTGAAATAATGGGTATGCACCATGACTTGTTGGTTGGGTTCCACCTAACGCCGTAACGGTAGATAATGTCGGGATCAAGGTGTTTTGAAAAGCAATGCTTATCGGAGACTCTTTCAAACTTAAAAAAAGCTTCAGTATCTAGTTTCTGTGGGACTTGGTAAGTAGACGCGTCTGAGCTAGTAAGCCGCTGCATGCCAGCGTTAATTAAAAACTGTTGAGCTGATATACCTGCTTCTCCCGATAATTCGGAAAGGAGCATAGAAAGAGTGCCACGTGCTCCACATGAAAAGCAAAGCCAAAGTCCGGTAGACGCGTTCATGCTCCAAGAAGGGGAGTTGTCTGCGTGACCAGTAACCCTTTCGTGGACTGGGCACCTACCTGTTATTTCCCGATCACTAACACGGAGTACTTCTACCCCTGAGACTTTTAGAATGTCACTAAGATCAGTCAAATGAGGGGTCAGTTGCTTCTGCATCACCCATAACCTCCTCAAACTCCATGGTTGTCCAATCCCATTTAACGTGTACTTCTCCAGTAGGGGCTGTACGAGCTAAGACAACTCTAATAATTGCTTGGTCATCAATGTCTGGGTTGCGCTCTACACCAAGAATCAAGTCGGCATCTTGAGCAAATGAAGAGGTGTACCCAATTGCGTCAGCAGTAACTGCACGAGTCTTGCGGTTCTGTAGCTTCCAAGACAAAACCTGAGTTGTAGCAACAACAGGGATGTCAAAACGCTGAGCCATACGCTTTAATGCACGCGTAATGTTAGTCAACGCTTGGGGGCTACCTTTTGCTTCACCCTCTTCATCATCCATCAAATACACACCGTCAACAAATAGCACGTCTGGAGAATACTCCTGCACCTTGCTTGCTAATGCACTGACTGTAGTCAACGACGCGGTGTCTTCACTGAATACAAAAGGCTGCATGTGTTTGCGGATAGATAAAGCTTTGTGAATCTTGGTCATGTCCTTTGTATTTAGATCTCCTGACAAAATCCTGTCATACGGAACTTTGGCAATCAAAGAGTCATAGCGAGCTTCTTGCTCTTCAATGCTCATTTCAAAAGAAACAAACAACGGGCGTTTACCATGAACGTGCGCTGAGTTGGCGAGGATCAAGGCAAATAGAGATTTACCACGTTTTGGTTCTCCAGCAAACACAATGAATTGTTGTGGGCGCAGTCCGTGAGTGATTTTGTCAAGACCATAGAACCCAGTAGGAATACCACGTAAAGCGTTTGGTTGTAAACGCATCTCTTCGTAGCGGTTAATACGGTTTTCCCAGTTTTGAATAATGTCAACATCACGTAGGCGTGCCGCTTCCACTGAAGCTTTTTGAATGCCTGAAGTAAGGGATGCTAAAGCGGCGTTTACATCGTCGGCGTTTAAGGCGTTGATTGCTGGTTGTAGTGCATCCAACAAACAGCGTTTTCTATACGCCTCAAAGATTTCATCAAGCAGCCTCGAAAATGGCTCATCTTTTACGTCTTGGAGTGTTACCCCACCGTACTCTCGTAGTAGTACGCGTTCCGTAGGTACGGAACCGTGTGTTTGTTGGAACTCTAAAATCCAACGCCAAATGTCTGACCACTCACCCGTTAAGTGATCTGGCTTAAGTCCAGCCTTGACTGGAGCAGAGGCATCTTTTTCGTGAATTACTTTTGAGATTAGATAGAGCTCGCTGGATGCCATTAAAATCTTCCCCACTGAGTGTTCGGACTTACGACTGTAGACCGGGGGCCAAGTATAAGTGCATCTTCTTGTTTTGCTACATAGACGGTTGTTATTGATCGGTTATACCGGAGGTCAACGCTGTAGTCCTCTACGCTTTCGTAGTATTCAACATTAGTCATAACGCCTTTGCGAACTAACCATTGATAAATAGGTTCTACGGCATCGGGACTTAAAAAAGTTATAACTTCAGTTGAGACATGCAACCTTTCAACTGTGTCAATTAAAGACTTTAAAGGAAGGTCATTTGGTTTCCAAAGTTTTAACGCAGATTTCCAGTCACCTGTTTTTTCGTAATATTTTGATTTTATTAAAGAAGCGCCTGTGGGGCGGGAAACAAGTAAGTCTTCAAAAAAACAAGCTTGTCCTGAACGGACACTTTGGGAAATGTTGCCGCCTTCCATGCTAAGACACCTTTTCTTCGTGCATGTCAATGACAGCACTCTTTACACGCTCTCCGTACCTGCGGGTGAAATCAGTTGTGCCTAACGTAGTCGTGATAATGGTTGTGCGCATGTCTTCGTAGCGGCGGCGGATAAGGCTCCCAATCTCGTGGATAGAAAAGTCTGTTTCCCTTTCTTGGCCAACCCCGTCAAGAAGCAAGATGTCAAATACGCCTTGAATGTACTTAACCAAGTAAGGGCTTGAGTACATGGATGGGAGAACGTTCTCGCTATCAAACTGATCTTTGAGCATCTCAAGGTAACGATCAGAAGTTACAAACCTGCCTGACAACTTGTGGGAAGAAATTAACTCACGAAGAATTGCTTGAGCAACAGTAGTTTTGCCAGTGCCGGATTTACCATGAAGAATTAAGCTGTCGCCTGGTTTGTAATTAGCAAGCCATTTGCTAACGCTAGAAGTAACCGTAATGTCTTCAACGCTGTAAAAGCGTGGTGGAACCTTTGCGTGAAACACGCGCTCTTCAGGTGAACGATTACGCCACCATGCTGCTGACTTCCAATCAGTCGGGGTCTGAAATTCCTTTGTCATTAGTTTCCTCTTGGTGGTTCTCGTAGGAGTTGTTTACAATCTCCCAAAACTGCTTTTGGATCTTCTTCTTATTCTTGTGCACTACTTTTTGATGGACGTCTAACCCGGCTTGTGTTAGGAACTGGGCTTTGCACTCTACACAGGAGTGTAGGGGTTGTTCAACCTTTTTCCCTCTTGTGCAAAAAGTTGTTGGGGGGATGTCATCGTCCATCGCGTACAAAAACCATGTTTCGTATTCTTCGGCATCATCAAAATTGGCCCTTACCCATTCAACAAAAACAAAAATGTCTTCTACGCTGTTAAAGGTGTATTCGTGGTAGGTGTCGTCGTCATCGTCCATGGGTTGCCCTTCGGTAGTTGTAGACCGCTTCAACAATGGAATCCGCTGGTAGACGTAGATTGGAACTTGAAAGTTTAAGTAGTTCTTCTGGTAAACCCAAGTGCGCAACTTCTTTTAAAAGCAACGCTGAGTCTTCTTGTTCTTCTCCGGATATAACTCTTATAAGAGAGTTTAGCGCAGACAAAGAAGTATTAAATTCATCTGAGTAAAACGCACCGTTGTGGATGGTTATTAACTCAGCAACAATTTCAGGATATCTGTAGCAAACATCCATGCCGTGACGAATGACAACTTTTTTAAGAACTAAGTCCATTGCTGCTGGCCAGGGGATATCAAGATCTAGGCGCTCAAAGTCATTCATCATCAGGGACAATACGGGGTTGTCTGAAACTACTGTTGTTTCAACCTGCTCCATCAATTTCTGTTGGATGTCTTTGGTGCAAAATAACAAAACAGTGTTGTCTGCTTCCCGCCAACGTTGTACCGAAAAGAATTTTGTGACCATTTGCATGATGGTGAACTCTGTTAAACCTGAGTCAATCAAGGTGCTAAACGTTTTTCTTAAAATCATTACATCTTTTGGACTGTGTGAGCTAGACATGATTGAGTGTTTGTTGCTGAGGAAATGGTTAACAAACTGATTTGTTTTTCTAGGTACTTTTTTCTTTGGGGGAAGTTCAAAACCACTAACTGGATCGTCTGGATCTGAACCTAAAATCATCTCGCCCTCCGTGCCGCTTGCGGCTTTCTTTACTATCTCTTTAGTACTTCTATTTAGTATCTTTATATTGAAATTTGAAAAAGGTTCATCATGCTGGTCTTTTGTTGTTGTAGATAGGGTCACCTGTGACCCCACCATAGGGTCTTCTGTGACCCCATATAGGGTCTCTCGTGACCCCATCATAGGGTCACCCATGACCCTATCTCCGTGTTTAACGGGCGGTGTGTAGTGCAGTGTGTAAACATTTACTAATGGTTTTTGCCTGTGGATAACTGTGATTACTTTGTGGTCTGCCAACCACTTTAGTGACCGTTTTGCGGTCTCTTTTGAGACACCAACATACTCGGCTATCTGTATTACAGAAGCTGCAATTTCTTTGGTTCGGCGTTCCATAAGGGCGACCAACCCAAGCAAGACTTGTAAATCTCGGGGCTGTCCGTAATCCCTAATTTCCCCAACAGCCCAAACTGGGACTGCTAAGAAAGGGCCGTCAAAAACGTTGGTGGTCATGGGTCCATGACTGTACACGAGATCTTGTGGCTTTTGCAACAGCCGGGTTGTAATCTTTTAAAAAGACCCTCTATACTGGGGCTGCCAGGTTAGTTGGTGGTTCTTCAGCCTGGCGTTTTTACAAAACGCTGGGGTGTGTGGGGTATACTTCACATACCCCAGTATTTTTGTAGGAGACAAAATGGAAGCCCTTGTTAAAGCTCTCAAAGTGCTTGTTTCAGATGTAGTCACTTTTTACTTTATGGCCCATGGATACCATTGGAATGTAGAAGGTTCTGATTTTAGCCAATATCACGCTTTGTTTTCAGAAATCTACGAAGATGCCTATGGGTCAATTGACCTAATTGCAGAAAACATTCGTAAACTTGACGATTACGCTCCATTTAGCCTGCAAAAGTTCTTAGATCTTCGCACCCTTGATTTTAAAGATGTACAACCTAATCCAAAAGCAATGGCCAAGTCCCTGTTGACGGCAAATGAAGCCCTTCTTAAATCTCTTAAAAAAGCATTTGATGAGGCTCAAAAGAAAGACGAACAAGGAATTATGAATTTCCTTGCTGATCGCATTGACAACCACAATAAATGGTCCTGGCAACTTCGGGCCTCAACCAAATAAAGGAGCCAATATGGCAGCAAAGAAAAAAGCCCCAGCAAAAAAGACAGCCGCTTGGTCTCGTGCCGAAGGCAAGGACCCTAAGGGTGGTCTTAATGAAAAGGGACGCAAGTCTTATGAAAAGGCAAACCCGGGCAGCAACCTCAAGCCTCCGGTGAAAAAAGAACAAGCAGCTAAGTCTGAAAAGTCAGCAGCACGTCGTGAGTCTTTTTGTGCACGTATGGAAGGTATGAAGAAGAAGAATACTTCAGCCAAGACAGCTAATGACCCAGATTCTCGTATTAACAAATCTCTTCGTGCTTGGGACTGCTGATGGCTGCTAAAAAGACAAGCAAATATAGGAAGGGAGGTAAATAATATGTGCACAGCATGTGGATGTGGTTTGAAAGATAAGAAGGATCCCGGCTTTGGCAAGGGCCCCGCTAAGAAGAAGGCGGCTCCTGCAAAGAAAAAGGCAGTTGCTAAGAAGAAGTGAACTCACTAACTAGTGGTAGTTATCACTAGAAATGAAAAAGCCCCCGCAAGGGGGCCTTTTCTTTTATGTAAGTAGGTTTACCATTGCACAGAATGCTTGGCCACAATCTTAAACATTTCTTTAAGGATTGCTTCAGTGCCATTAAACCCAATTTCTGAACCGTCGTTCATTAGGAAGATAATAGAACCAATGACTTTCTCATCTTCTTTTGTAGGCGAAAGCATTTCTACTGCTTCTTCTTTTGATTTAGGTTCAAACCCTTTATCTTTTGCCATTCGCTTAACTAACGCAGTTGGCATGATTTCAAGGGTTTCTCTGTCATATGCAGCTTCATCAATGTCTGGCAACTCATCACTTACAACAACCTGCACATCTGGTGAGTCATCCAGCATAATAGGAACAAGGCCATTTGTAAGTTCAAGGGTTGGCAATTGCATACCAATTGACATTGCTGCAAGTCGCGTTGATGAAGGTTCATCTTCTTCATCCCAAAGAACTAATGACATACCAGGAACTTCTTTACCTTTAAGGTCCCACAGAATGTAGTCATTTACATCTTCAACATTCACAATACCTCCTGCTTTTTCAGCTAGAGATTTAGGAACTTTTTTAACACCCTCTAAAGCAGCGATAATAAAAGACACGTCATTGTCAAGAACCCAGTCGTACACAACTTCTAAACCTTTAGACATGCTTCCGTACCACGGAATAATAAATGACGATTGAGTGCCAATATCATTTAATGCGGCATCAATTACTTTCTTTGGCGCAGATCCAGCACCAACAATTCCGTAAAACTCTTTCAAGTGGTTCTCCTTAACGTAGGGTTTTTCTTTCTATTGAGTCGCCCAACAGTGTTGTTAACCTCAATACTAACTGGACGCTACCAGCAATAGTGGCAACTACCAACCCGGCCACATACCACTTGTCAATGTCAACTATCAATGCTGCCGCATACCCAAGAATAACCCCAGCAATGTTTTTAACCCATGGCATTGGTTCTCTTGGTAGTAAAGAGTCAATTACTTGAAGCAGCTTGTAAACAGCTAATGCACTAATTATGTAGTTCATGTGTCTCCTGGAACATAGTTAAACCTAATTGACCACAAAGGGCTTGGGATACTAGCTTGATTACTATATTGGGTTGCGCTAGTACTAAGTTGTGTAATTGGGAGTATATCCATTAGAAGTCTGTTTGCTACTACCTTAGTTTTTTGGTAGTTGGCGTTGTACACAGAAAAAGAGTTGTTTCTTAAAGTGTCTTGAGTTGCGTCTGGTCTGGCCGAGTCATACCAGCGGTAATCAGACACGTTAGATGACGCACCTACAAGCCACCCACCTAAAACTGTGTCACCATCAAAGTACTGCCCATTAATAAATCTTTCAAGCAGCATTCTTCTAAATGCCGTCGCAGGGTCAGTAATTAAAGCGTTTTGATAAGTAATACCTAGAAAAACAGGGGTGTTAGCAGAAACAGAACTTGGAATTACAAACTTCCAATATTTTGTACTACCAATAGTTTTTGGTGCAGAGTCTTCAACAACCACAACAGCACCAGAGGTGTATAGCCCAACTTTTGTAATAGCTGCTTGTGCACTTACGGTTGATGAATCTTGTACAGAAAAATAGAAAGTGTCCCCATAGCTAACTTTTACATCGTCGTTTGTAGTTAACAACAACGAAGTTGTTGTTCCATAAGCTATTGTCCATTTTGCGTTTGGGTTAGTCCCAACAGAACCAGTAGCTGACGCAGAACCACCATCAAAGGTTGCTGAAGCAGGGTATGACGTAGTGTCATAAAATCCAGCGTCATATGACGTTGTAAATGCACCTGCAGGTGAACCCATGTCAAAAACACTGTCAAGGCCAAAATATATGTTTGGGTCTTTAATTAAGTTAATTCTTTGAGCGTGCACTTTTATAACTTTGTTTACAGTATCAACTGTTACGTTAGAGCCGGTTAAAGCAGTCATAAACGTTTCAATTCCGGAAACAGTTCCAATTGATCTGCGGAGTGTGCCAATGCTACCTAGGATATTTCTAAGGCGATAAGCACCTAATTCACGACTTTCTAAATTAACTCCAAAGTCTTTTGCTAAGTAGTCCAATGCTTGGCCATCCGCAATTTGCGGGTCTTTAAAAGTCATTAAATAATCAATTTCAGTTCTTACTTTGTCAATGTCCCAACCAATAGTTGAAAGGTACTTGTTAAGGGGGCCCCCATCACCAAAGTCCATGTCGCCATCTAAAATTCTGTAATACAAAGGTATTTTTGAATACAAGCCACTAGAACTACCATAGTTTTTAGGTACTAAAACAGACAAAGATTCAGCAGCTTCATAAAATGCTCCACCAGCAATAGACTCATATTTTACAAATATGGTGTAATAGGCCCACACCCCTTCAGGAACAGTATGAGTGTACGTGGTTGTGTTGTTAGTGTCTACAAGGATGTTCCCATCACTAATAGTTGGGGGTTCTCCAAAAGCAGAATAAACAATAATTACTCTTGTAGCAGCAGGGATTGACGATGGTATTGTTTCAACAAGGGGTGCTGCCCAAGATAGGTTAATGCTTGTGTAGTCTGTTACTTCAGCACCAAAAAAGCCAACCAAAGAACCAGGTGTTCCTGGAATTAAGTTAGATGTGAGGACTGGTGCTAACTGGATATCGTCAGAACGGAGACGAGTGTCATCATCTGCCCTAGCGGCCATTCCAGGTGCTGAAGCACCATTTGATGGATACGCTAAATAAGAACCATAAGGAGAGTTAATATTTCTAAGAGTAAAAGATTTACGTGTCATGACGAACTAGTAATTCCTCCAGTAGGCACAATTGTAATACTTCCTTTTTTCATAAATTGAATATTGGTAGGATCACTACCAGTGAGTGCAACAGTTGAGTACTCAACTCCTTCAATTCCATGAATTGTTTTGTACACAACACCAAGGTTTAGTGCTTCACCAAAATCTAAGCTGTCTAATTCAAACAAGTCAGTTAAAGCAGCAGTAACAGCGGTAACAACTGATGATTGCACATATGAATTGTTAATTGTTACTGATGCAGAAATTGATTTAGGAACAAATGTAACAGAAGCTGCAGTAGTAACTGTTACGCCCAAGGTAGCCACCGCTTGCAATGATGTGTTAATGCTTGTCTTTGTGTCAGTTTCTAATGCGTAGGAACCTGCAGAAGCTGAAGTGAAGTCAGCAATGTAGGGGATTGCATAAACAGTTACACTTCCACCTCCAGCATTTGGGGCAAATTGACATACTGCTTTGTACACACCATCAACCAACAAAGCTCTATTAACAAAGTCGCCTAAAGTTACTGCACGATCTTGAGATTTGATAATTGATTTAATAGACGTTTTTAATGACGCAACTGTTTCTCCGTCAGTCCCACCAACTGCAGAAGTTGATGAAGCTACCGACAATCCAGAAATGGCAGTCCTAATAGAAGTAATTGAGTTTGTTCCAACATTTCCAGAATAACCACTGGTAATTTTGTACTTTGCTTGGATCTTTACTCCAGTTGGAGGAATACGACCACTCAATCTGTTGCCAAAAACAACTTCAGTTGTATTTGCTGAGTTTACATAAACAGCGTAGGCGTTAACACCAGAAGCGACAACGTTGGTGTCTTCAACCCTTGTCCAGTTTATATATGAAGTACCATCTTCGTCTACTGATACCTGAACAGTATTTGGAATAACATTTGTTTTTGAAAGAGAATACCTTTGCCCAATCTGACCAGATGCAGAGGTAGTTAATTGTTCTGCAGATATAATAGATCCTTCTTTTACAGTAACCGCAACTGTTCCACCACCAGCAACCGATACTTCATTTTCTGAGTAAAAATTGTATAGTGTGTTATTAAAAGAACCAGAAAACACAGTTTCAGCAGGGATAACAATAGGAACTGACGAGGAAGTTGAGTTTGATACGTAAACTGTTGCTCTTGCTGCAGTCCTATTGCGTGGTTTGTAATCAAAAAGGTTAGCTAAGGCCAATACACTTTCTCTTTGAGTAGCCGTGTCTAGAAAAGATTCTCCCGCAGCACGGTCAATGTAGTAATGGAGGATGTCCCCCATGTATGCCCACATGTCAACTAGGACCATAGAAAAGTCAGACGGGTCTCTGTCCGTCCATTCCGGTACAGTCCTTTCAGCTCGGGCTAAAAGGTCTCTACGAATATTTGAATAATCTCGGCTTGCAAAGTCAAACCCTGGTCTTTCAAGTGCCATTTCTTACTCCTAAATAAATGAATCTTCAGTAAGATTCGTTGGGGAAACTACATCAAACTTTACTAATTGAGGGGAACCTAAAGGTAGTTTGTAAACTACTGTTATACCTAGTGTAGTCTCTGGTGACCCAAAAGCCGCTATAGAGTTTGTTGGGGCAAGCTTTACATCAAGGATAGATACATCACTAACTGCCGCTTGGATATCTAGCTTTGCTTCTACAATATGGTCTGTAAGCTCAATTTCATCTATTACATCAAATAGTAAAGTTTGGATACCAAAGCCGTATTTGTGGCGCATAACACGTTCATACTTTTGGGTCACAAGAACGTTTACAATTTTCTGCTCTGTAGCCACAGACATAGATGAAGTTGTAGCAGTCTTACCACCGCTAAATTGAAATGGAATTTTAATAGCTTTCATAGTTACTCCGTTAGTAATATCATTGATAACATTGCTGTGTATGATCTGCTCAAACTGCTGTTTGAATTAACAACTTTAAGTGAAAGTACCTCTGTGCCATAAAAAAACATATTACATGTAAGTACTATTGACAAAGCTCCCGCAAAAGACGTTACCGGAGTAGCAGACACAAAATTATCTACTGTAAGCATTGCGGTTTGCGTTCCAGCAGCAGCACTTGTAGTTATTGTTACACTAATTGCGTATAATCCAGATTGGGGAAAAATTGCCTGACTTGGAAGCCCCCCAATCCATGAGTTATTATTGTATTTTTCAAAATCTAAAGTGTCAAATTCAATAAGACCAGTTGATAAAGGGCCTACAGTTTGTGGGGTTACCCGCCTAACTCTCATGCGGTACATGTCAAGGTTTTCGTTTACTACTGAATCATCGGCTAATTTATCTGTAGTAACAGACGCATTGGCTAATTTATCTGTAGTAACAGACGCATCTGCGATTACTGGAGGCTCAACTGCGATTACTGGAGGCTCAACTGGGTACAACAAAAACACATTAGAAAACTTGTCGTCTTCTACTGCTACAAGGACTTGTTCCCCAACATTAGGAACAGCCCATACACCAGATACTGCTGCTCGGCCAATAGTAGATACAGCGATGCTTGTGCTTGTGCCAAGCACTGATGGAATAGAAACGTAAAGAGAACCAGTAGTTGAAGACGACGCAGTTACTACTGCTCGATATATTTGCATCCCGTTATACATACGCATTTACTCTTTCTGAACTTGCGCGCCATTCTCCTGCAACAAACTCAGGCTCTGGGGCTGCTTGTGCTAGTTGTGTTGGGGGTACTACAAAAGATTCAGAGGTATTAAAGTCTCTACTAATTTCTAGTTTTGTAAAATAACTAGAGCCACCAATGGTATGTTTTACGTCCCGAACATACCACAAACCGTCAAAGTGTGAGTTGTAACCAGTTACTTTAACAACTCCACCGGGAACAATTCCAGAACCTGCGCTAATCTCTACACTTGCATTAAACGGGAATGTGCGTCGTTCTTTTGCACCAACTATTTTTTCAGCCTCTGCAATTGTCTGTACAGCCTCTAAAACTACGTTGTTAAATTTAGATGGGTGGTTAACCCCAGACCATGATCCCGTTAAAAATGCAGTGCTAGAAACAGTTTGTGAAACACCATCACTGTCAAGCGAGCTAACTTCGTAGTTAGTTGAGTAACCTTGTGGAGTTACGTACCCAAAAGTACCTTTAAAACTGAGGATGTTTCCTGGAGCCGCAGCAATTTTTGCAGAAACAGAAGTTAACTCTTCGTATGAGGGGCGCCTCCCAATGGCTTTAAAAGGGTCCCAGATGTGCATGTGAGTCCCATGGACAGTAACGGAATACCCGTATTTTTCACATATGCGAATTAAAAAAGCCCAGTCAGACTCACCTTTTTGCATAAGTCTAGGTAAAATGAAGTTGTCATCAATTACATCAAGGCTAAACCGATAGGTATTACACAACTCTTCAGCAATTGATTTAATACTTACATTTTCCCAAAGTTTACTTTTTGCGCCCATCATTGACATTGATGCACCAAAACAAACTAGACGCACTGTTTGAAAAGGGCTTCTGTTTACAAGAGGCTCACGGCTATCAGATTCGGGTTCAACGTACAACACACGTCCACAAAAGTCCTGAAACCTACCTGGCCCAGAAGATATATTTAATCTCACTGGTGCGTCAATATAGTCAGTAATGTATTTTGCAGGAATACCTGCAAGTTTTAAAACAACCATATCGTGTTTGTTAACACAAAGGTCTAAAGTTGCTTGTTGGATTGAATGATAGTCAACTTCAACATTATGTAAAGCAATATAGGTTTTTGGAGAAAGTGGGTTGCCACTATGGATAATCATCTAGGTATCCGAAGGGTTGTTCCAGCAGGAATTACATCCGGCCATTGAATTTGAGGATTAAAATCTGCAATTTCCCAATAGCGTGTACCATCATTTAAGATTTTTGAAGCAATGATTTGAAAAGTGTCACCTTGTTTGGAAGTGTATTGGTAGTAGCTACGTGTTGTGTAAGCAACCCTATCAGCGGTGGTGTTTGCTACGGACAATCTGTATCGGTTAGAACTAGTGTATGTAGCCATATTAGGAACCTCCAGCTGTCCAATCTAAGTTGTTATAATTTATGTATAATCTCTCGCTAGAGTTTTTTATTTGTACGATACATTGTTGTTCTGGGGCAGGCCTCGAGTGAGGGCGCAATCCAGCAACAAGCCCTGTCATTTCAAGTTGCCAAACAACTATGTAGTACCCGGATCCGTTTGCGTTTTGTCTAGCAGAAGCAGCACCATTTGTTAATTCAGCTACTTTTCCCCGCTTACCACGAATTAGTAATCTACGAGCGTTAGAGTCACCATGGTTATCCCCACTTGTTCCCGCACCCCACTCGCTTTTGCTTGAAGCACTTTTAGAACCTTGGTATAATCCAAGCAACACACAATCATTGTTGTCATCAAGCGCCCTAGAAACACTGTCAGAAAAACGTTTATTAATCCAAGATTGTTCTTCAGTTGCGGCTATTATAATACGGTTAGGATCTGTTGTGTTTAACCACCCACCATTAGTAGAGTTTCGTGTTGGGTCTCCATATATTCTGCACGACCAATTATAAGATACAGTAAATTGAGCGTCTTCTTCGTATAATCTTAAAATTTCATCAGTGTCTCGTCCGCTGCCCCTTTTAGGTTTAACTTTATCAAATCTAAAAACAAAGTTTTCATTAAGTTCTTCGGGGGCGTTGTTATTAGTATTAACGTATTTTGATGGTTTTGTTTTTACAGCAAGGCCAACCGTTAAAGGGTTACCGTTGTTAATATCATTAGGATTAGCGGGAAATACTTCAAAATTGTCAACATCTGTTTGACCACTTAGTGTTCCGTCGTTCGCCATCCCTTTGGTAAACTCCCAGTTAAACCCCCACGTAACAGACTTACCTGTGATGTTTAAAGCTTCAAGAAGTTCCCTACTCCCTGCTTCATCGGCTCGTCTTGCTTCATTTTCAGCATCAGCTGCTGATTGAAATTGTGTAGTTAAAAATGTGTCTTTTCTTGCAAATCCAATGTATACAGCCATCATTGAAATGCTTACTTTGCAAGTTACAGGCACCATTTTAGTGCTGAACTTTAAGAATTCAACATTAGTTGCGGTAACAAATCCGTCTAGCATAAACAAAGATGCAAACATTAAACGCACTGGGTTTGGCATAAGAAAAGCCGCGTTTCCAGTATTCATATTTAAAAAGTCGGTGCCGTTTTGCGTACCAAGCTCATCAAATGCTGAGAAAGTTGGTGCAACGGGAGTTTCGGCATCATCCCCATTGTCTGGGGTGGTGGCTGGGTTGTTATTACCATAAACTCTAGTAGCACCATCTTGTAATGCTTTTAGTTGGCTTTCAACCATACCTTCAGATAAACCTTGACCAATGGCAGCGTACAGCACTTTTAAATCCCTCATAACACCAATTTGGTCAGCCACTTCTTCACTCACACCAGCCCCACCTAGTCCTCGTGCTACTTCCATTTGTCTATCAAACAACAAGTCAAATTGGAAGTTCATTTGAGCGCCAATGGGCTGTGAAAGTTGCACAGGGTCCTGCAGTACTGCTAAATACATGTCTTCGCGCATTTGAACGCTTTGCCTAATATCTTGTGGGTTAAATTGAAAGTTACATTTATTAATTGGTGTTTCGCCCATCATTGGTTGAGCTAAATTTCTCAAGTAACCTCGTTGTAGCTCATATGATTTAAATTCACCTGCGGCAACACCATCTAATGAATCTTGAGCGTCTAAAAACCGAACTGTCTTAGGTGGGTATAAAAAAGGTGGGTTAACGATGCCACGATCTCTTGCTTTTTCAAGATCTGGGTCAATTTTAAACAACCCATTATTTCTGTAACCGTCTGCCATTATCTTCCTCTCAAACTTTCTAACTCCACTTCATGGCGCATTAATGTAATAAGTTCATTTGCAATCTTTTTTAAGTCTGCCTTTGAACCAGCACCAGAGATGTTTATTGTTGGACTTAGATTTATAGTAGTTCCGCTTTTTACTACTGAAACACTTTGACCACTTTGACTAGAGTTTGATCTAACCATTCGGGTTGTTTCAAGAGTTTGAATTGGTTCTGGATCCCCCAATTTAACTGACGAAGCTGCTGGCATAGACATAGAAGGTGTTCTACTAGCGTTTATTGACCCACCAACATCAGCTGCAACTCTTGTAGATATGTTCTGGTAAGGCCTGTGTTCCATTCCAGATGCTCCATAACCCTCCGCTGCGGGAGGTTCTAAGGCGCTGACACCTGAGCCACTGGCTGCAATAGGTGTAGCACCTACTGAACCAGCATCCGAACTTGAATCTTTAGGGGTTGGACCATCTGTGCCGTACCCCCATGTTGCACCACGTGCTTCATATGTCTCTCTTGACTCAGGTAGGTCAGAAGGACCTACGTGGTAGACTTCGTTACGAGCACCAGCATGTCGCAATTGATAGTTTGCTGCAAATTTACGAATTGCGTCTTCTGCAGCTTTAGAACTTCCTAAGTCAACTGCTAACCCAAGTTTGTGCATAGAGCGGCCAGGAGCAGCAACATCATGCCCGCCTGCTTTTTTAACCCAGTAAGTGCCACCCCATTGTTTGTAATCTTTTTTAGAAGCAGCGTCTAAACCGTCATATTCAGCTTTTGACAAAGACGTTTTGCTGTAGTTGTTTTTAAACAAAACTTCTTGGAAATCGTCATCTCTGTACCCACCACCATACCCAACTTCTGGGTGGGCTCGTAGTAGACCAAGTACTCGTTCTTGTAGTTTTGGGTGTACTTTTTTAAAATCTTCACGTGATTTAAGTTTTGAAATAGAAACACGGCCAGCACCTTCAATTGGTACGTAAATACTGTCGTCGCTCTTGTTGCTACTTTTAACTTCTTTTTTTGCGTTTGAAACAGCGGGCTTAGTACCACCACCCGATCCACTTGGGGGGTCACCCAAAAACCCTGTTGAGCCTGTAAAAATAGAAGTTGCAATTTTTTGAGAACCAATGCCGCCAATTAACCCAGATAAAGTGTCTTCTAAGGCACCAAACATTTTAGTCAAACTTTGAGTTTGTTTCTCAAGTTCGGCGTAGTTATCTACTTGCCGACGAGAATAGTTTTCACTTCTTTTAGTTTCTAATCTTTGAGTTTCTTCAACTTGAGTTGCAAAGTTTCCTTCAATACCCATAGTTTGTCTTTGTGCTTTAACACTAGGATCGTATAGTCCTTTGCCACCCTTTTCTTTGTAAGTAATGTTTTGTTTAGCGTATTGAAGTACTTGGGTAATCATTGAATCAGGGACACCCATTTGCTTTAATTTTGAACGGGTTACAGAACCTGGAGCAAACGCAGAATCAACCATTTTTTTATCAGTAAGTCCTGCGCTTTGCACAATGCTTTTCATTACGTCCATCATTGATCTTTGTTTTCCGCCAGGACCAATTAACCCAATTCCACCCATCATGAACATCTGGTTAGCAGTACCAGGGGAAGCCAAATTACCAATCATGTTGGTAACATCCCCCGTACTTAAACCATATCCACTCATAGTGCGCATGGCTTCAATACTTGAAGCTTGCTGGACACCACTAATACCGGTAGCAGATTCCATAGCCATAATGTCTTCAATACCACCCGCACCAAGACGGTAGTCTGTTAATGGCATTCTGTATTTAGTGCTAACACCCAATTGCGTTAAACCATGCATTTGTTGGTACAAGACTGACGTGCGGTCTGCTTGCAAAGTGTAATCTCGGTTTTTAGCCATGCTTTTGTTAGCGGCGCTAATACCCATGTTTATCATTTTGGTGCCAGCTGCAGCAACAGCTACGTAAGGGTTAGCTTTAGCAAAGCCTTCAACTCCTAATGAAGATGCTGCTTTTGCAAGAGGGTCACCACCAATACCTAAAAATTCTGCACCAGCACTTTTTAAAGTGCTAATCATTTTTGTGGGCTTAGACCCACCACCAGAAGGGGTGGGTCCACCAGCCACGTTGGTGCCAGCGGCACCTTGAATAGTTGTTGCTGTTGTGGTGTTTACCCCAGCTAAAGAAAGACCCGCGGCAGCGGCAGACTTATTAATACCATCCAGTTGAGCTTGTACTTTTTTAAGTTTCCCTAAGAGGGCGTCAATGCTCTTGTCTGCGCCTGATAAAGACTGTGGGTTAATAGAGAGCCCTTGCCCGACAGCCTTCATAAGGCGGCTACCAAAGCCGCCAATTGAACCTTCAGCACCAGACTGGGATAAGTTGTTACTCATTTATAATGCCTCCTTACTTGCTTCTCCATTTTGCCATATGGAACCAAAAGTCCCGTTGGCGGACAGTCATTGACCGTAAATCCGTAAGGTTAAACCCTTTGTAAACAGAGGCTATGAGTTCGTATTCCCAATAAGTGTATTTAAGATTAACCAAGTAAAAGGGATATCCAATCAAGCATTACGGAGATGTCTCCCCCACAATGGGCGCATTGGATATTCACCCCTTCAATTTTGGGCCCTGCTTCAATACTGAGCAGTGCATTTACAAGCATACTACGATCTGCAACGTTAAGTGATTTAGCCCATTCTTCAGCGTTAGCTGGGCGGTCAGCTTCATCCCAAACAGCACATCTAGAAAGCATCAAAGTGTTCTGAACAGCAGATAATGTGCTGTTTTTACCCACATGAATACTGTCTCCTGTATTAGGTAGACGTAATCTTACAACTTTTCCGTTTTTAAGAGTTTGGGTAATTGTAGAACGTAAGTTTACATTTGGTTCTTGAATTGGAAAATCTTCAATTAAATTCATAACTACATCATTGCTTTTGTTGCAATTTGGGCAAGTTGCTTGAAACTTCTTTGAAGAACCGTACGTGGCTTTGATTACCCCAAGGAATAAGATGTCACGATCACCAATTGTGATGGTGTCCAAAATAGATGGGCTATCTGAGATAACACACGAACCAATACGTACGACTGCTCTTTTTAATAGAGCAGCCATGTACTCGGCGTAAGTGATATTGCCTTTGGATTCAATGGTAGCTAGGTACTCTTCGTCGCCACCATTCATTTCTCGGACTTCAGCGTCAACTTGCCACTCTCCAGTGTCAGGGTCAACAACTCCTCTTTGAAGAGTAACTAATGGACTTTCTGGTTCTTGTAATGCTGGTACTGGGTCTGAAATAGATAGATTTAACGAATTGGCTTCTTGTTGTGTACTCAAGTACTTCTCCTAATAGTTAATTAGCCACCTAATGTAGCTAGTGCTGTAACATCTTCTTTGTTCCAAGCTACCACAAAACCTTCGTGATGAACAGTCATTTGTTGGACCATTAAACCGCTGTCAGCGGCGTTAAGGTCACTCAATGAGTAAGCGCCGGGGAAACAGTTAAAGAGTTTAAAACCAAGTCGAGCGTCACCTGGTGCAATGTTTGAAGTGTCAACGTCACCTGGGTTTGAATAGGAACCTGAGGAAATAGGGTGATCAAAGATTTTTACAAGAATGTCACAACGGTAGTCGTTTCCTTTTGCGGTGTTTGTACCACTTTTTGAACCATCCGACGCTTGATTCCAAGAATGCAAGAATTGTTGCCATTTGTACATTTGGTCTTGACCAGAAAATACGCCACGGCTAAAGGTAACCGGAGCAAAATCCGATTGGCCAATAAACTTGTGTGGGTGGGTGTTCATTCCACCTTCACGGTACCCAACCATTTCATTTTGAACAGAAAGACCAGACATAACCGCAAATCCAATATTACTTAGGCCACTTGCGTATGTAGCAAGGGCCCCTTTAGCAACAATTGAAACTTGGAATTTAAAGTTACGAACCGGATCGGTAACAGTAGAACGTGCCATTTATGAGTCTCCTATCAGAGTGTTGAAACGGTGTTAGAGCCACCGGTCCATTGGCTTAAATTAATAACAATAAATTCGGCTGGGTATTGCAAGGCAACTCCAACCTCAACATGTACTTCCCCATTGTTAATCGTAGTAGACGTGTTATTAGTACTGTTACAAACGATATAGAACGCTTGGTTAGCATTAGCGCCCTTTAGACCACCAGCACGCCAGAAGTCACTCAGTAATGAAGAAACATTCATGTTGATACGAGTCCACAAACGCTCATCGTTAGGCTCAAACACCGCAAAAGCAGTTTCGGCTTTAATAACCTGCTTCAAGTAATTTAATGAACGACGAATTGGGATGTACTTAGCTGGGGTTGCCTTGCTCAACGTGCGAGCACCGTTAATGACAATCCCTGCTCCGGGAATTGATTTAAACAAGTTTACGTTGTGCGTTTCGTATAATGCGCCAGCTTCTGATTCTGTAAACGAGCCAGTAAGTCCCAAAGCGTTACGAATGTCCAAGTCATAACCAGCGGGGGCCTTAGCCACCGTGCGAGCAATTTCACTGCGCATATAAACACCAGCAACTGCCCCACCTGGGAAAGTGTTACGTACTGCTGCAGGACCGGTCTTTGTTGGGTCAGCCATGAGCAACTGCGGGTAGTACACAGCACCGTAGGATGACTTGGGGTAGGAAGAAATAGCTCCAGTAACACTGGTAAGAGTTGTACCACTTGCTGCTGGGTCAATGATTACAAACGAATCACCTCGGGCTTCAGCCGTGTTTAGCGCCGTAGTGACAATGCTTGAGTTTGTTTGACCAGGAACGTTGATCAACAAAGAACCAGTAATACTGTCAACTTTGCCAATTGCAGCTTGATAATCTCCAACACCAACGTCTGTGCCGTTGGTAGCTACGCTGGCAGAAACTGTAGCGGATTCAAAAGGAGTTGAATAAGCAGCAAAAGTAAAGACGTCAGCAACATCTTCCTTAATTGCCCAACCAACTGTTGCTCCAGCAGGTGAGGCAACAGTGATGTACTTTGAATAAGTGTTAACTACATCAAGGAGGTAACGGTTGTTTGAGGGATCCAATGAAACTTCATTCCAGTTTTCAACTTCAGTACCATTAAGTTTTACTGAAACATTAAAAGTTGGGTAGGAAGCTGTTACATTTGATGGTGCAGCAGGACTGCTTGAAGTAGTAATAGTTAAACCAGTACCCCATGCTCCAGGGTTTGCTGCAACTGCAGTAAACATCGCTGAAGCGCCAGCACTACTTCCGCTGCCTGCGGGAAAGTAGGTGACGTAGGAAGCAGCAGAACGAGCCAGCGGGGCAGCACCAGAGGTATGCAAGGTGCGGATGATATACGCGTCGCGCCCACCATTAGCAAAATAATGGTAAACCGAGTAACCCAATTCGTTTCCAATTGTAATGTCCCCATAGTAAGCTTTAAAGCCACTCCATGAGTTAATTAACGTAGGGGTCATGGGACCACGAGGTGCAGTGCCAATGAAGACTGCAACTGACTGGGCCGTATTTGCACGTTGTACGTTGTTAACCAATGTTGATTCACTAACGTACACACCTGGGTTTGTATAAGTTGCCATTAAAAATCCTCCGAAAACGAGTGGGTGAATATTGTGGGATTCTCGTTATCTGCGTTATTAATACTACCAACAACCGATGTAACTTGCTTGACTGCGGCAAGGTCGGATGTAGGTATCTCAGCAGACATTTGTACTGTGTACACTTTCCTAAATATACGTTTACGATACCCAGTTTCTCCGTCAAGAAGGTCCGAGTTGCCCCATGACAGAAGATCAAAACGACGAATTGTGCCGTCTTCAGGAACATCAATAAACCCACGACGGAATGGGGTTACCCTGCGTAACATTTTAGAAGTTAATTGCCGGTCATGCAGCGCAGTTCTGGCATACGTAGAAATTTGATAAGTAAGCATAACTGGAACAAATGATTCCATTTTAAGAAAGCTATTAGCACCCAATGCAGCTACCATGCCAGCGTTATCTAATTCCGAAGGGTAGTAATTAACATAATCTGGGGATAAAGACGCACCAGCAGCATTAGAAAAATAATAATTAGTTTCAGAAAGCTGGCGGGATCTGTCGTGCTGTAATCCAACATTTTCAATGGTTATAAAAGGGTATTCTTTTTCCGTTTCCCCTTCTGGGTATCTAAAGAAAACTTTAGCAATACGCGTAGCATTTCGATCATCGGAAACAGAAATGTTTGATAAACGATGTTTAATCGCAGCATCTTCTGCAAGGAGAAATCCGGGGTTAGTCATCGGCTGTACTTATTTACAAGTAATTGAACTTCTTGAGCAGATTCAGTTGTAAATTTACGGTATAAAGGAACTGGTGGAACAATTCCAGTACCATATTCAACTTCTGCAATTCTGTCTAAAAGTTCGTCAGTGCCATCAATCCCAACAACAACTTTATTGTTTTTTGCATCAAAAGTTGCATATAAATTGTTTGCAAATGGGGCCCATGACGGGTTGTTGGATGCCTCAGAGCGTATGCGTTTTTGGTATTCACGCGTGGCTTTTTTAGCAGCAGTTTTAAAATCTTCTTGCAATGCTTGAATGATTTCAACGCATCCGGTAGCAAAAGATTTGGGGTCAAAGAAGGGTGCAGAACTTTTGGATGAAGCAGGTTGTGAATTAGCCTTTTGCATGGCAATTCTCCAAAGTTCTAGGCGGTAGGCCCTCAACGCACGTTGAGTTACTTTTATTTTAGCCTAAACTGGGAAGCTGTGCTGGCCAAGGGTAGTTAGTGGCAGTCAAGGTAGGCAACCCTGGATCGTTTGTGTATTCCTGATTTATGTAAATTTCAATACCTTGAACTAGTACAAACACATCGTCTTTTAAGCGGCCTCTAACTTTGTAGTCAAACACCTGGTAGTAACGGCCATCGTAGACAAACATGTCATTTAAATGGTAACGGTATTCCCATGGGGCAGATATCCCCGCTTCTCGCATGTCTTTAATTGCAATAAACATGTCAATTGTTTGTACAACTTGACGACCCTCTGGGATTGACCGCCGTTGATCTTCGGTTTCACTAACCAACATAACGGGTAAGGTAATACCAGGTCCGTAGCTTTTACCGCCAGCACCCTTGACGCCTTCGTCGTACACATCATCATAGATGCTTCCTGCGCTAGATGAGCCTAATGGCAAAAACTCATACCAAATTACAGCTTCGCTAGCAATTTCACGATGCCTGCGAAAGTGCTTGTTAATTAAATCAAGCTCTCGGCGTACGTCCATTAGTAATAAGCACTCGTGGTTTGACCAGATGGCGGAGTGGTATCAACATACACTGTTTCTCGCAAATTGTCACCCTTAATTTCAGAGTCAACAATTCCACTGTCAATTTCAGGCCACAGGCGTTCCATTGGCGAGAAGTCACCCAGTTCTTTGGATTTGTACAAAGGCACAAGCCTGTTGGTGTTTCTAGAAACCCTACGAAGGTTAAATACCTCAAGCCTGTCAAACCCAATGTTTAGGGCTGTGGCGTGACGCTTGTATTCAGCTTCCCATTGAGCCAAAAGTCCTTGAACCATCCTAAAACGCTGACTGGCAGGGATGTGGACTGATTCAGATGTAATAACATCAATATCACGACTGTATTCAGTCATAAGAGCCCATAAGCACTCTGTAATGGCTGCTATACCAATAGCGTTGATTACAACATCAGACAGTTGGTCAATAGCTAGGTTTAAATTATGAACGTGTTTTTCAACCGCCCGCCTAGTATAAAAGTCCAAGTCAGTGGGGGTAACCCACTCGTAGTAGTACCCTTCAATAAGAAGTTTAGTATTTGCCGCCGGCAATGTTGCCAAACGCAAAACACCATTGCGCTCATCAAGAGAGTAGTCAGAAGGGGTTAGTTCGGTAGTTGCACCATTTACTACATACCTTGCAACCCAAATAGTAGAAGCATCTACGTTGGTGTGCCCAAGTTCGTAGGTGCGGCCAGAAACATCAAAAGTTGTCTGGAAAAACCTTGGGAAGTCACGAAGGTAAGTTCGTGCAATTGTTTTGATGTCTTCAAGAGTAGCCACGTAAGTAGTTTACTACGAATCGTTAGAGCTAACACCGGGGAGGGTGTCTTGGGTTGGCTGGTTATACGCAGGTTGTTGTTCTCGGTGCCGTGCTACATCAGTTGACCGCTTTAAAAGCACTTGTGCTGCTGGGATATTAGTAGGCTTATCTAGGTTCATAGCGCCCTAATGTAATACTTTACGTACATTGTCCGAGGTTGGATATCTACTGCAATTGGTGTAGTTAAACCAGCCGCAGCAGACAGTAATCCACTAGTAGTTGGAACACTGACATTAGTGTGAGCATGGTCTGGTTGAAAAGCAGTCTTTTCAACCCAAAACATAGACATACCTTGAATAGGTAGTTCACCGGCAGCAAGTACATACTTGTCAGCAAAACCATCTGAAGGTGTTGTAAGGCCACCAGAGTCGGTAGGAGCTACATATCGCTGTGTACCAGCTTCAGCGTAGGTCTGACGACGTGTTGCAAAGTCCTCGCCAGTAACACCGGTACCATGGTCGTGGCCACCAGCGTTGCCAGTAGATCCACCTGCGTGGCCATGGTCAATGCCGTGTTGGTGTAAAGGCAAGTTATTTGAAACCAATTTAACTTCATGGTTTACATTGCCATCCGCTGTTCCAATTACTCCAGCAGAAGCTGAAGACGGCTGTCCAGCTAAATACATTCCTGCAAAGTTAGGAAGTGTAAAAGTGTTTACATCTTTTGGACCGTAAGTGGTACCAAGCAAGTCAGAAAGAGTTTGATATGTGCTAATAGATGCAGTAGTACCATTACATTCAAGCCATAGAGAAGCGTCTGGTGGTGTAGATACAATCCAGGTAATTACAGTACCAATAGGCACTCCAGGAGACACAGGTGCTGTTGCAAGCTGGACCCAGGTAGAACTATCCTTTTTAACGTAAAGGCCAGATTCTCCATTAGGCAAAGTTCCTGTACGAAAGTACAAGTCACCTTGGCTGCCATCGGTAGTTAAAGGTGCACTAGAAGAACGATAAGGGATAGCAGTTTGCACTAGTTTACGTTTGTCAACAATGTTCTTTTCGGTAATAGCCGTGCTACCACTTCGGTAAACTGCTGCTAACAAAACATCTGTAGCGGGGTTAAACGACGACGCAGAAGTAGTAATGCTACTACTTAACGAAGTTGGAAAAGCTGGGTTTGTAGCACTAGAGGTACCAAGCAAAACTGTCGGGACCATTACGCCACTAGTTAATCTAGCCACAACTAGTTCAAATGCGGGGTCTGCACTCAATCCAGTTGAAAGTGCCAAGGCGGGGTTTGTTTGCACTGTATAAACAGTGCCTTTTAACAAAACTACCCCAGCGTTAACGTCTACTGCCAGACCACCAATAGCGGATGTAACTTCACAATCAAAAATTACACCAGTAGTGTTATCCCCAAGTACCTCAAAGTCAAGTGAATCTGGTTCGGCTTGATCAAGAGTGAGGTACTTGGGGTTAGTTACTGTATCAACAGCATTAGGAACTACATAGGGCATTTAAAACCTCAGAGGGTGTCGTAGATGTTTCCACTATTGCGCAAATACGCAAACAATTCCTTTGGCAAGTTATAACGCTTACCATCAACAAAATCAAAACTTTGAGTTCCCCAGTACATCTTCCATGTACCCTTAACTCGTGCACTCACTACATCAGAATCCTTAGCCATTACAACTACGGGCTCCTCAATTACTGCACTATCTTCGCCTTCGTCATCTGTAGACTCATCAACAAAAACTTGTGGGACTTGTTTCTTAACGGCCATTGCTACTCCTTGTTCAGTGGTAAAAATAAAGTGGGGGTGGTTTCCCACCCCCACAATACTACATCATTATTGATGTCAACTCAGGTTGAGCCAATTGCTCCACCCTTGGTGTTGATAATCACACGCGATTCGTGCGTGATAACACCAAAGCCCCAAATTGCATACCATGCCAAGCCGTGCTCACGACCGAAGTCAATGACACCGCCGTCACGGAGTTCAACTGGGAGGGCAATAGCATGACCGAATGAGTTGTCACCGATCATAATTGCGCTGAATGACGACGCGTCAGGAGCCTGAGCGCCTGCGGTCACTGAGTCCAAGTCAGCCGGGATCGTGAGACCCTGCTTGACCTGTGTGGTTTCAATGAACACTACGTCGTACAAACGACCGATTTCACCAAGCATGAAGTTGCCGGGAGCGGCGTACTTCGTGACTTCAATGAATTCCGGCCAGTCACGGAGCGAGCGGCTCTGCGACGGGTGGACGAAACACACGTAGGTGTCGCCCAAACGAGGGATGTTCTGACCAGCAAGGACTTCAACTGCGTCCTTGATTGATGCGGGGCTGAGGTAGCCGGGTGAGCTTGCGCTTCCCAAAACACCAGCGTCGTACGGAGCAATTGAGCCACGGGTTGAACCCAAGGTCTTGCGACCAAAGACAACGTTCGGGGCTACTGCTGAACCACCAGCGAACGGAACACCGTTTGCGTAGAGGGTGTTACGGGCCTGGATGTCCATGCTCTGTGCCATGTGGCGACCGAGCAAACGTGAAGACGAAGCCATGACGTCATCAAATGCTGCGTTAAGCAACAATTCGGTAACGGCGACAGCCTGACCGTGTTCAGTCACTGTGATCTGGATCTGGCTGGCCGAAAGGGCAACCGGCTCCATACGCACACCTTCTGACAAGGTAGCTCCTGTGGTTTCGTTAACTCCAAGGTTGGTGTAACGCATGAAGTTGATGGTCAAACCAGGCTGAACGCCAAGCTCGGTCTTCTTAACAGCGAACTGTTCAAAGCGAAGAACCGGCATAGCCTGGAACAAGATTTCCTTGGACCAAATTTGCTGGATTGCGGGTGAAAGGGTTGCGTCACTGGAGTAACCGGTCGTGGTAATTGAACCAAGACCTGCTCCGGTAATCGCACCTCCTTGTGGGGCGGGTAATGCCATATTAATATCCTCCGATGGATAGGGTTGTTGGTTTAGTTAAATTAGAAACGACCCCGGGGGGATCGAGCCTGTAATAGCCGGTCACGCATCTTGACATATTGATCCATCGGCATGTTACGGATGTCTTCCGCACTTAACGTCTGGTATTCCTGTTGGTTATCCATTGGCCCAGTTGGGGGCGCAGTTACCTGCGATCCCCTAGGACGAGCTGGCTGACTCGTTCTCTGGATTGCTTCAATTATAGCACTACTCCGTTCACGAAGTACTTTAATGCTATTCTCGATATCTTCTTCACTATTACCAGTTACCAAGTCAATCAGTTCTGGAATAATATTTTCTTGCTCGGCTTGGATTCTCCGCTGACGGTAGGACTCAAGCTGTTGCATTTGACGCTCTTTTTCGAGCATAGCGTCTTGCGCTTGGCGCTGCTTTTCAAGATCAGAAAACTTCTGACCCCACTCTTCTTCCACCTGATTAATTCGTTGGTTGAATTCATCTTCTCTTTTTAGAAGAAGATCCTTGGCAGACATTTCCTCAACTTCTCGCTGACGAAGCAATTCAGCTTCTTTGCGAGCACGAGTTTCGGCATCTTTAATAGCTGATTCACGCTCACGACTCAAAACTGAAAGTTGTTCTTCCATGGTCTTAACACGCGTATCGGCATCTTCTAGACGCTTGTACATCTTGCCCTTTTCTTGCTGACGAATCTTCTGGACTTCTTCTTCAGAAAAGTATTTCTCTTCGGGTCGTGGGCTCTGTACAGGGGCCGGGGCCTCATCTACAGGAACTTGGATACCGTCTTCATTGGCTTGCATTGACATTGCTGGACTCCTATTGGTTGGGCTTATCTTTTCTCAAATTTATAAAAACAGATTATTCTTCGTCTGGCACACGACGCTGGGCGAGCCTAGCTCCATATGCCTTTGCAACTATATTGTTAATCATAACATCTGCAGGACCACCGGTTGCAGCAGTGCCCGGTAAGGGGCCTTGCTGTTCTTGAGGTTCTCCTGCGCTTGTTACATTACCATCTGGAGCAGGAGTGCTGCTGCCATTAGGTCCGGGTAACAATCCGGTTGCAAGCATTACAGCTTGATTTATTTGTGCACGAAGCATGTCTAGTGCTCCCTGCTCAAGTGCATCATCTCGCAATTCTTCAAAGATTTCAGCAAGCTTCTCTCTTGGGAATTCTTCACCAAGAAGGCGCATTGCTCCTTCTTTGGATTCAAGACCCATTGCCATTTTGGCTTGAGCTTCGTTAAGCTTGATAAGAACATCAACAGGAAGCGGCTCAGGCCAATGAACAGTAGTTCTATAGGTAAGTGGATCTGCTGGGTCTAGTTGAGTTAATTGGTCTGGTTCTGGTTGCTCAGATTTTGAAGGATCATACACAAGCAATTCTGGTTCAAATACAGCAACTGTACGAATAATAACTTCATTAATCTTTTCAAGGCCTTTTGTAAAGTGAATACGTTTCATATGGAAACGGTTCATCATTGGCTGGTATTGAATAGCCAAAGCTACGCCTGATGTATTAGACACTGGCTGGAACTGCCCAAGTGCTGTTTCAGGTACACCAGTAATTTCATGCATAGAACGCTTAATAAACGTAATGTATTCCAAAGCCCCAGCCATGTTTCCGCTGGATTCAAGGTTAAATACATTGGCTTCTTTAGGAAGACCAGCCCAAACTTTCTTGGGTCCACGTTCCAATTGGCTTGCCTTAGCACCGGTAATGATTGTTACAGGAGCAGCGTGATAGTTAATGATGTCCGATACTTCGGTCATTTTTTCGTTCAATTCACGGTTAAGCGGAATGATGTCCCAGATGTCTGACTGTCCCCAAGGTGATGACGAGATAGTCATATTAGGAATGTGAACAATCGGAATAACACCAATAGGATTAGGGTATTGGTCAATTAACTCGTCGTTAATGTACTGCTCAACTGTGTCATCTGTAAGGATTTCAGTAAAGGTGTAGACCTGGCGAGTACCTTCAGAAGAAGTTCCCCAAAAGCGGTACTTAAGTTTAAAACGCAAAAGACGGTCACGGTCGTGAGGGTGGTACTCAGGAAAACAGTGTGCTGGGTTAATTGGGATAACTCGCACGCGACCTGAATGATAGATACCTAGGCTGTCTTCATACGGTTCTTCGTAAGCAACCTTAACAAAGCAGTCACCAGTAACACTGGCAAGCTGGCCCATTTCCCAAAGGACGTAATGTTTTGAGTTGTCTTCTTCCCAAACCTTATGCAATAGGTGTGGAACAATTGCTCCGTTTTGAGGAGGAACCCGCCATTGAACGCTTTTGCCAAAACAGAAGTTTGTGATGTAGTCCGACATAGTACGTACGTAGTTAAGGGTGATGTTTTGCTCACCCATCTCACGACGGTACGACCAGTGGTGACCAAGGTACCAAGCCCAGCATGCGCTGTAACGGTTAAGACGTGGGCCGTGTACTTCAAACTCTTCGTCAGCAAGCTCAACCAGGCCAAGAGGAGAGATAGCGACAGTTAAGTCGCTAGACGAAGCACGATAACTTGGTGACCAGAAATCAACGGGCATTAAAATCCTGACTTGTTAAGTCTTTTGGGTTTCTTAATATTAGCAGGTATATCAATGTAAGTTAACGATTTAACCATGCCAGAAGGTACGTGCATCATGTTGCTATACAAATCAGCTTTGTTTTTAAACTGACAGAATGTAGAAACCAAAGACACATACCCTTCTTGTAAGTCTTCAAGAATCCAACCAACAGTGGTTGGAAGTACTGGATTAAAGTCATATTCGTCTTTGTATACCCATGTTTCATCACCATCAAATGCGTCAATCCATTCAATAATGGCAAGTTTGTATGGGTAAGTCATACAACAATCATACTTCTTACGAAGTGTACAACTTACCTCTGTACATAGCGGATCTGTTATGGAAAGGAACTTGTTCATACCAGAATGGTCCATCTCCAGGTTGGAAAGTAACAACACCAATACCTTGTTGCCAATCTTCCACAATGGTCATAGGTCTACCGTCCAGGTCGATGGATCCTTTGGTAGATGGGACGGCCCCGTCGCATCTGGCCAACGTACCAGGGGATGCGGCCATGATGGTCTTTGCACCATCCCAATCTTCACGGGACCGCTCAGCCCATTCACGCCTGTGGATGTGCCCGTAAAGGACAGAGGTTTTTTCGCTACCGAGGTACGCGTGCGCTGTCGACCCGTTACTCCGTACTTTTGTGCCGTGGATGATGCGGAGGCGTTCGTTGACCCAGAATTGTCCAGCCGGATAGCCAGGTATGTAAGTAACCCCGTAATCGTCGAAACGACAGAGATAAGGAATGCTAAGAACAGGCCAGGACTCAGGCGTATTGCCTTTACGGATACCAAAAGCAGCTTTCGCGTTATCAAGAACAAAATTCACCAATCTTTCTTCGTGGTTTCCTGCAAGCCAAATAATCTTAGCGTTAGGTGCCGCTGCCCTTACTTGAGCGCACAACGTTGTAGCTCTATCAATAGAGGCTTGAGTTGTTAGGGCGTAAGCACTACTAAGTCTGTATTTACCAAACTCAGGGAAGTCAAGGTTGTCCCCAACCATTACAACCAAATCTGGGTTAAGGCTCTTAGTAATAGACAAAGCAATGTCCATTGCTGCTTCATCATGGGTGGCCTCTAATTCACCGTTTAAGGCACGGAAATAACCAATTTGCATATCTGGTAAAACTACGCAAATTTGATGATCTGAGATCTTTTCAGCTTTTGCTTTAATTGCTGGGATTTTTACAGAAGGACCTGGTTGAACTACTGGCCACGCTGGACCAGATTCCCATGCAGGACTAAACTGGATACCAAACAAGTCATGAATTTCTGCATGACCTTCTTCGTTCTTTGTTAACGACTGGTATACAGACACCCTCTTTACTGAACCTACTTCAGCAAGATCAATGTCATTGCGCTTTAGTAATTCAGCAATTTTTCCTAATGAATAGTTGTTATTGAGGTCATTTGATAGTTCACTCACAACCGCACCTTCCTGATAGATGACGAGATATTGTGCTTGAACTTATTTTGTAACCGTGCTTGTTAAGTACCTCAGTAAGCCACTGGCATGAATACACTTTGGCTTTACCGGATCCATTATCAAGTTTAATAAGTTCTACTGCTCGGTCTAGTGCCTCTAGTTCAACTTCTTGCATACGCGTTCGTAGTCTTGAAAAACCACAATCATTACGAACCGATACTAAGTTTCTCTCTAGAAGATCACTGACCAGGTTTGATACCTGCTCCATATTGTGCTCCTTGTGTGATTGGGTTTATGCAACCTTGTCGCCCACCTTACTATATGTAATCGTGCTTGTGTTGGAATTATTGATTTGCTTATAAACTTTATTAATTAAATCAAGCAGTTCAGCTTCTTCCTGGTATCCGCGTACAGACACTCTTGAAAGAAAATGGGCGATCATTGACAGATCTTGACGGTTCATAGACACTCCATGCACTAGGGGGGGAGTAGTCACTCTATCAAGAACCTTAGATTACAAAATGCAAAAAGGACGGAGCTTTCTTAAGGCTCCGTCCTTTTATTCCCTGTCGGGGACAACAATCAGTCGTAAACGACAGTCGGATTCGGGCGATTCGCACGACCACCCGAATTATAAGCATATTCCCAAACGGGCATGCCTTCACCTGACATGGAACCTTGAACAAAGTCACTGAGCATTGCGGGTGCTTCAATCCAGGTAGCTGAACCTACGTGAGCACGCTCACGCAAGGTCTCTTCCGGATACTTGTAAAACATCTCAGGGTTGTTGTGGTTCTGACGCATAGGCGACGGAGCCGTGTCTTCGTAAGCACCAATACCAAAGTCGTTAGGAACGTCAGTGTCTGTAGCAATGCCTTCTTCAAAACGAAGAGGGCCACGATTGCCAGGAATACTGGGTGCCATTGAACGTTCAAAAACATTCTGCTGGGCTTCGGGGAACATGGGGTTTGGAGATACTGCCATTTTTAGATCCTCCTAAAGGAACCGGGGGTATATGTACAGATTAGCATCTTTTTTGGTCATCGTCCGAAGAACGGGGATTCACTCACGGTAACCATAGGCATAGTGTCTAAAGTTGATAGGGAACAGGCAATAGCCAGGGAATCTGGGTAGTCATCAAATGCTCCCTTTTCATCAGGAGCAGCAGCCAGTAGGTATGGGCCTCTATAAACCTTTTCCAAATCGGACATCTGTTGATTAAACTTTTTCCAAGTTTTATTCCTTTTAGCTTTTGAATGACCAGGAATAATTAGCTGGTTTCTTTGAATAAGTTCTGTTAAATGGATCCAACGTTCGTTTTGAGTTTTGGTGTCTGAAGAAACACCCGTTACTTCAATGTTGGGTAGTAAGACCTGTAGGCGTTCTGCAACAGCCCCACCAACGCCCTGGGAATCTACACCAATACGATATACATCATAATTTCTAAGGAAGTCAATAATCTCAAAGTACTGCTGTTCCCATTCAGTGTTATTGATTTCTAACCAGTTAAGGATACGGTGTTCGTAAAACCCAAAACCGTCAGGGTGGTCCCAGTCAACCCAACACACAGTAACAACCGTAGAGTCATTTGTTCTGGCAACGTCAATACCCACTACAACTGGAGTTCTCCACCATTGTTTAATCAAGTTCATTGACGGGTCGTACAGACTGTTTAACCGATCATCTGTAACAAACATTCCCTTTTCAAGGATCCATTTGTTACAATAAGACATCTGAAATTCATCTGAGTCTTCGTTGATGCGCACTTTTTCTTTAGAAATAAACTTTGCGTAGTTAGTATTGTACTTTGCCGCAACTCGCCAATCGTATTCAAAATGGCATTGCCTATGGCTCCGCTTACCATTGATATCTCTACGCTTATTGTATTGGATCATCTTATAGAAATACGATTTATTTCTAGTTGCTGTTCCAGTAAGAACAATGGTTCCGTTATTGAACGCAAGCATTGGCTTGATTGATTTAGCAATCATGTACTCATCAGCTTCTTGAGCTTCGTCAACCATTACAAAGTGGTAAGTTTTTGATTCAATCTTTGCCTTAGGGTTACAAGTCTGCATACGGCAAAGTGAGCCAGAACGTTTCAAACTGATAATACGGCCTTTACCGCGGGCTCCCCCAGACGTGGCCTTGTCATCAATTTCAGGATCTAGCAGGAATTCAAGAGCGTGATCGCTAGTAAGTTTACTTACAATACGACTAAACACAGTATCTGCTTGATCTTCAACTGGGGCAAACACCCCACACCAAAAACCCTTTTCGTATTTACCAAGCCAGGTTGGGTACACCGGTGCAAGCTTTGGCAAAATAACCATCATTGAGGCAAGAACGTTTGAAAGAACTTCTGATTTGCCAGACTGACGAGTAGCAATCAGAGTCATTTCTTCGCCGTCACCAATAACTATTGACTCAATAATTCTGTATGCAATAGGTATTTGGTACGGGAACAATTTAATATTACAAAATTCTTCTGTAAAAAGAATTAGTTTGAGTACTAGGTTGTCAATAAATTCAGCTGAAGTTTCATCAAGGTCGTTAGACTCGTCTAAAAATTCTTCACCTTGGTCAGATATCTCTTGTTCAGAAGGTTGATCGTATTCTTCATCTACCATTACTTTTCACTTCTAGATTTTATCTCTGACCACAATTGGACCAGTGTTTCAAGGTGTATTGATACTTCATCAGGAGCATCATGGTGTTTCCATTTGTCAAAAGACATACCCAGGCCCATTAAAGTTGTGTTAAACCAATTAGAAAGTTCAGACACATCAAGCTTTGCCAATCGGGGAATTGCGGGGGGTTTTGGAGTGTCATACTTTGAACGCATAAACAGTTTCATTACCATTCTCCTATTTCTGCAACAGATGCATCTAACACGCGACCTTGCATAGCATACAGTAAGCCTTCGGTGTCATCTGTTTTACTTGACTTTTTACTCAAGCCAACTTGAAAACTGTATTTTCCAAAGCGTATATGTAACCCTCTACCCACTCTCCAGGGTGCTGAAGTTTGGCGCATAAAGCCGATTGCTAGGATTCTGTCTTGGTAAGTTCCGGTGTCTCTGGTAATCCAATACAACGGCCCAATTGTGTACAAATTATTCATAGTTGGTTAGTATACTACTCGGTAGTTTTTTTACCCTTTGTAGTTCTTGCTCTTTCTGCCGCTCGTGCTGCAACCTCAGCCTTACGTGCAGCCTTAAGTGCTTCAAATTCTGCAGCATCTCGATTGGTGGTAAAACCGATAGTCCAAATCCATCTAACAGTGTCTTCAGCACCCTCATCCATTTCATCATGTGCTGAGTGTTCTTCTGTGTACACTGTAATACGCCTTGGGTCAAACTGTTCCCCATCACCCAAAACTTCTACTTGTTTACCAAAAGATTCTGCTGTTTTAAAGTTTTCCCAAATAGCCTCGTTTTGACCCACCCAATAGTAGAGGGCTCCATACCCTGAACTTTGCGCCCTTGATGGTCTTGCAAATCCAATTAAAATGTCACCAAAACCGCTGTATGTTTGGTTTCCCTGTTCATCCAGGTCAATGTCAAATGTTGGAATCCACTGGGCTGCCGCTACACGTGTTGATTGTTTTGACGCAGCTTGCCCATGGTAGTCAGAATACTTATCTTTTCTAGTGATTGTAAGATCGTATCTAGATGCTGCTCCAAACTTTGAAGATTGAGTAATTGGGTAAATTAACTCAGGTGGGGGGAGGATGGGGGCACTTGTTGCTTCAGGCTCCTCAGATTCTTCAGATTCTTCAGATTCCTCTGTTTCGTCTTTTCCCCAGCTATAAAAATCACCTGATGCTATACGTGCTTCGTCTTCTTCACGTTCTTCATCAGACCGAAAAAGCTGTTCACGCCTATTGCTTTTACCTTCAAAAGCTTCTTGTGCTTCTTGTTGTCTTTTAATAATGTCTTTTAGTGAGTCTTGTAAATTTAACTTTTTGCGAGCCAATTTGTGTTCCTTAAGCGTAGGTAGTTGCTGTAGTTTGGTAGCCCTCTACGTATAAAGAAGACATGATTAAAGCGTATGCGTAGACGGTTTCAAAAGACCCGGCGTTGTACCCAATCAGTGTGCCGTAGCTTTGTGTTGCATCATTGGGGTCTGGAGCAGACGATAAAGAACTCCAACTTGCACCTAAAGCAGCAACAGAGAATCTTTTACCGCTAAGAGCGGTTCCCCCAGTAGAGATATAACAAAAGTAGTTGTCTCCTAGAGCTTTGTTGATTGCGTTAGTTCCACTAATGTTGGTCGTGTTAAAACCACTACCCCAACCATTTCCTGAAAGTGTTGCATCTGTTTTCCAAGCCGTAGTTCTACCTGAACCAGCAAAAGAATAAATTGCTGAATATTTACTAGTTGTGTAGCTAGGTGTTCCAGCAATTCCAGGTGCCTGCATCCACGCAAAAGTTGCACCCATAGAATTTATGTAAATGTAACCAGCGGTATTTGGGTCGTTAGTAGGTATATTTGGAAGTGTTACCGTTGACACAACATCGCTGTTGTACGCATCCCCACCATAATTAAACGTTGGGTCAGCTACGTACCTAATTGAATTATTTCTTTTTGTGTATTCAACGTTTGTTTGACCCGTAGTCATGTACTTAAAATTAGAAACATTAGAAAAATTACCAAGTCTGTTTCCAGCAAACACATGAAAAATCCAACTAGACCCAGGGGACACTGCAACAGTCATTGCTGTTGAACTAGTTGCTGCATAATATGCATTGTTTCTGTATACATGGTAAGTCGTTGCATAGGAAACAGCCCCCCATGAAAGGAAAGCGTTAGCACGATCACTACTGCTAGTGCTAGCAAAGCTTAATGCAGGTGCTGCGGGGGTTTCTGGATTAACTTGTGCTGTAACAAGGTTGTTACTGCTGGGGGTTGTTGTAACAGAAGCAATAGCTCGTACATACACTGTGTATGTGGCATCAGCAGTTAAACTACTACGAATAAATGTTTCACCAGGGCCAGTAGGAGTTGTTGCCCAGTCACCAACAGGGCTACCACCTGTGTACAAAAGGTATTGATAACTAGCAATTGGGTATGTTCCAGCAGTAGCTGCCGTAAAGTTAATACTTAAAGTAGTTGATGAACTAGAACTGGCAGTAACTGAAGCTGGGGCGGAAGGTGCAGTTTCAGTGTTGGTGACAACCACTGACGAAGACTCAAGGCTAGTTTGCCCAGCTAGGTCAGTTGACCTCATTGTAATGGTGTAAGAAGTGTTTACACTTAAACCTGTTAAGGTAAATGACCCACCTGTAATAGTAATAAACGCACCACTATCAAGTTTGTACTGGGTTGTTTGAATAGGGAACGCACCGCTGTTTAAAGTGTACGTAACAGTAATTGTAGTTGCAGTTTTAGTAGTGCTAATGGTGGGCGCAGAAGGTGGTTCAGCATTAGAGAAACCTAATGCCCTGCTACTTGCTCCGGTAAAGCTATTGAGTAGTGCCATTACGCAAACTTTGTTTTAGAGCCAAATACCACATAAGTAGGAGTGTCAGCTGTTTTAAGAATTGTAAAAGTGTACACATCAATAGCACTAGCACTACCACCGGTAGTTGCTGGGGTCAATCCGTTGTTCCACTTTACGGTTTGGTTTGTACCTTCAATTTGCAATTGAGATTGGTAGTAACCAGTCGTACCATTAGTCACCGCCGCCGAAACCGTTATAGTCTGTCCAATTGCTAGTAATGAAGCAACGTTAGTTACATTCAAAGTCCAGTTTGCGGTTGTGTTGGAAGTAAAGTACCAGGCAGACGCAGTGGTGGCATTAAGAGTCCCAGGCACGGTGGCTGCAATGCTCCATTGTTCTAATGGGGCTTTTAAGATGCCGTTAGTAAGGGTGTTTGACCAAGCTAAGTTGGAAGATGTAACGCTAGTGTCTACAGTTAGGAACTTATTATTTGTACCCTTTGCAAGGTGCACATACGTTGCGCTGCCAGAACCAACAATCATGTCACCTTTGGCGGTGATAGTGCTAGCCATAAGAACTGCTGCTGGGTTAACTTCAAGTTCAACAATACCTGCCGAACCAGAAGATGCTCCTCCAGCGTTAGTTAAAGCACCGTAAATTAAACCCGTTCCAGCGTATACAGCGTTAATGTCACCAGCTGCAGCAATTGCTGAGTTATTCCATATGCTTCCACCAGCTGCACCGAATCTAATTTGGCCATTGTCCGTGGCATAACCAAGTTCACCCTCAGCAAGTGGGGCGGTACTTGCAGCCCATTGCGCAGCAGTGCCTCGTCTAAATTGAACTCTTACAGCCATTAAGGGCTCCTTATCAGCCGAACATCTTCTTCCATGTTACAGGACCGACGGAGCCGTCCGCAGTTAGACCATTAGCAGTTTGCCATGCCTTGAGAGAAGCAACAGACTTGGGGCCAAAATCACCATCAGCTTTTGCACCAATAATTGCTTGAACCAAAGAAGCGTGTACTCCCTTAGAACCAAGACCTACTGGAGCACCTGGGTAATCAAACTTCATGCCACCACCAGCAGGTGCTGGGGCGGCTGGGGCTGCTGCTGGAGCGGCCTGAGCTGAACCATCTGGTGAAGCGTCACCGAGAGCGTACTGCCAGTGCCAAGCTTCAAACTCTTTAGAAGCAGGGTTATTGCCCTGAAGGTAAAAACCATACTTGGGGGCGTTAGCACACATCCACTGGAAAGCAGGAACGTTTACACCAAACGAAGCGGTCTTACCACCCTGGTCGTAACCAAGGTCAATGGCAAGACCCCAACCGTGGTTAGAACCCTTAAGGCCAGTTGGGTCTGGGGCAGCTGAAGGAGCTTTGCCCTTCTTTAACCACCAGGTCTTACCCTCATATTGACGGGTTACACCCGTACCAGTATCGGTGGTTACATAACGATCCATAAACATTGTTAACTGACCCTGGAATGAGCGGTAGTCACCAACGTTTTTTAGCTTGATACCAGCGGCAATTGCTGCGTCATACAACTTGTTGAACTCTGCCGCAACTGGTGCGTACATCTTTCCACCGGTTTTAATGGGCGCAAGAACGCTGTCAGCTAACTGACCATTCTTATACTGCTTAAGGGCGGTGGGGACAACAAGTTTAATAAAGGGTAAATTCACTTTTCACCTTTACCAAAAGCCGTGTCATTGGGGTTAAAGAAACGCATAGCCACAGGCAAAGCAGCAGCCCAGAGAGCATTTAGGGTCAACTTCCAGTCCTGTGTAGCTGTGTAGGTAGCCACGGCGGCTCCGAGGACGCTACGGGCATAAGAGGCAATCAAAGCCTTATTTTGTTTTGTAAGGTACATGTGAACAATCACTCTTCCTCCTGAGAACCAGGTGCATTAGGGGCTTTCTGTATAGCATCAATTGTAGCCTCTAGGACAGCTACACGCTGAGCCTGCTGGGCGATCTGATTTACAAGGGACTCAATTACTTTATTAATGTCTACTTGTACATTGGGGCTTTGGGCTTTGGGTTTACTGGCCATTTTCTACTCCTGTTTCTTGCCATTCAAATTCATCCGTTGGATCAAAATGATCATGGTCATTGTTTTGTGGAAGGGGTGTGTTGTTAGGTTGAATACTATCAACAAGACCTGACATGATAAATGTATTAATTAACCAACGATCTTCTGAAAAAGATGGGCAACCCTCATGAGGGTGAGTCCATGCCGTTGGGAACAGCACAATCCTTCCAACAACTGGAGCAACAGACACTTCATGTAGGGGGAAGTTAGTGTGGCCACCGTGTTCTACGGTGTTTAAATACACTATTGCTGCAAGGATTCTGTTATTTGAAGAGGTATCCCAAGGCACACAATCTACATGTTCTCTATAAAATCCTTCATTTTTTGTGTACCGTTGTAAATTAAAACCAGAATCAACCGGAAATACTAAACTGTGAAGAGATCGGTATTGTTGCATGTAGTGGGACAACGCGGTTTTTATACCTTCAACAATTGCTTCATCAACTTTTTTAAAGTCAGACTCCCACGATAAACCATTACTATTTAATAGCTCCATGTTTACAAACGGTAGGTCAGAAGTTCTTTTAATTGCTTTTTGCACACCATCCATTGTTTGGCCATCAAAAGAAATTAAATCATAAACTGGCTGTAGTTTTTGTATTAAAGAAGAACACCAGTTTTCAGCAAGCAAACCATCGTAGACTGCAATCATTCCTGATTTTCCAGCAGGGAATGTCACTTCCATTTTATTCTCCAAATTCTTGGTATGTCCTGCACTTGTTAATTTTTGAGTATAACCACTCATCAAGCTCTTCGGTAAGGTCTGGTATTTGTTTTGTTGTTCTTTCTCTGGCGTTTGTTTCACCTTTGAGAAAGCGGCCCAACTTTTCTTCAGGAACATTGGCAATTACCCAGTCTTTTATAGAATTTGGAATATTTAAAGTATTTACTATCCCATTGCTAATTACTGCAATTTCTTCAATGCTATTTAACTCTGTGTACGCCCAATCCCATTCAATTAAATACCGTAGTAATTCTTGAAGGGTCCTAGTGTGGTGGGGCTCTAGTATTAGCTGGTCTTCTAACTCTTCCGGATGCAATTCAATGTAAATAATTGCTCCGTAAGGATAGGCGTCAATGACAGGAAGAGATGCTCGAACGTTATCAAGATGGACTATGTGGTGGCCTGTTGAAGGATCAGGAGGGGTAGAAAGCCCACAGGAACATTCAGTGCCATCCCAATAATGAAAACTACGTGGCCCTGGGTACCCCGCGTCACATCTGATGTAGTCACCATTATCTAAAAATTGTTTTGGAATAACATCAAACTTGGTAACACAAAATAAACCCCTGTTGTCGTCAACCCCTTGTTTACGGTAAAAGTACCCAGGATGGCTATCTTCACCGTAACCATCAGTTATTTTTTTTGAAGGTTCAAGAATCAAAACTATCGTACTTTCCAATACCCTTGTTGTTATAGAGTACTTTAGTCAAAAACCATTCACTTACAAAATCAGGTAGATCTGGTATTAATTCAGGAATTCTAACCCTAGCGTCTGTGCTACCTTCTAAATACCTACCAACTTTTTCTGATGGCATTTCTTCAATAAACCAGTTTTTAACTTCACTTGGCATATTTATATTTGACATAATTTCGTTACAAACAATAGCTGTTTCTTCTCTATTGTTAAAGTTTGTATAAACAAAATCCCATTCAATAATTAATCTAAATAATTCTTGGAGTGTCCTGGTGTGCTCGTGATGATAATCTTCAATAGTTTTAATTTCATCTTCTGGATTTTTTAATTCCATGTACATAATTACACTGCACGGTGGAATATCCATTACAGTGTGCATACACACAAGTTGATTAAACTTAATGTAGTGATGGTGTGTTAAACCGTAGGGTTTATTAGTAGACCCACAACTACAAGTACTTGTTTCAGCGTCCCAATCATGAAACCCAGATGGTCCTTTTTTAGAACGAGCATCACAACGTTGTTCGTTTGGTACATCTACATCTAATGCATTTTTTGGATTAACCATTCTTGTAAAACTAAAAACTCCAACAGAATCATCTGTACCTATTTTTTTATAGAATTTACCTATGGTTTGAGGTCTTGAAAAATCTTGAAGTTTTTTAGGAAAATCTGCCATGTGTAATCCTTAGTACTTAATGATGTAAACAACCGCGTGGCCAGAAATTGTGTGGCTATGTGCAGTTGTATTTCCAGAAGTTAGAGTAGCGGCTGAGAGGTTAGAAGCTGCAGCATTACTACCACTAAGCCCAATGTTCGAGGCGCTCGCGTTAGAACCAGCAAGGCCGATGTTGCTGTTGGTTCCAGATATAGCATATGAAAAACCAGTGTCGGTTTGAAAGTAGTTAGAAGTTGGCTTTTGGTAAGTATGTCGGTGCTGGTTATCTGCGATGTTACTATTCGCGCCAGTAATACCAATGTTTGAAGCAGTGGAGTTTGAACCAGTAATACCAATGTTTGAAGCAGTGGAGTTTGAGCCAGTCAGTGTGTGGGAGTGGTGTGCTGTTGCAGAAGTAGCTCCGGTAGTTGTGTAGCTAGTAGCAACGGCATTAGCCGTACCACGAATACCATTTGTTTTTGCAGAAGCAGTTTTAGAACCAACTGGTGCAAAAGCAATAAGGTTAGGTAAGTTGAAAGTAGTTGAAGTATCTCCGTTACCATACCTAATGTCAATAGCGGTAAATAGGTCTAAGTATGTTGTGCGAGAAACTGCGGTACCATCACAAAGTAAAAACCCAGTTGGAACATCAGCAGTTGTGTAAGTTGCTGTAGTAGTACTACCACCAGCCCACATAAGAATGGTGCCTACTGGCATTTGTTCTGTTGCGGCCAACATTGATCGGGTTACTTTGTTTGCGCCAATAGCTGTTACGCCCGTGTTTGTAACCGTTACATCACCAGTAAGACTATTATAAGTAGGTACACCAGAACCATTAGCAATTACAACTTGGGCAGAGGTTCCTGAAGCAAGTTTAGATAAGTCAATAGCAGCAGCGGTGTTAATATCAGCATTAAGAATAGTCCCGTCAAGAATCATTGTACTTGTTACAGAACCAGTATCACCTGTGGTAATTACTGTGCCACTAACATTAGGTAAAGTAATTGTTCTGTCGGCGGTCGGGTCAGTAACGCTTAGGGTCGTTTCAAAAGAGTCAGCAGTTGCACCTTCAAAAATAACTGAACCTGTTAGGGCAATATTGCCGTCAACATCTAGTTTTTCAGCAGGGTCGTATTTGCCAATACCCACACGATGGTTAGTAGCATCAACTTTTAATGTTGTGGAACTTATCCCAGCCCCATCAACTCTTAAGTCTCCTTCTAATATAAGACCAGTTGAGGTGTCATATTGTAGGTTTACACTGCCTGCGGGATTGTTGGAGCCATCTTTGTAAACAACTTGATTAGCGGAACCAGCAACAGGGCCTGTTGCACCTGCTGGGCCTTGTGCTCCCGTTGCTCCCTGCGGACCCGTATCACCTTGCGGACCCGTATTACCATTAGAACCATTTGCGCCATTCATACCAGCAGGGCCTTCTGGGCCTTGTGGCCCAGTAGCACCCGTTGCTCCAGTTAGACCTGTTGGTCCTGTAGCACCTGTAGCACCTGTAGCTCCAGCAGGGCCAACAGGACCAGTAGTGTTTACCCAACTAGTTCCGTTATATACCAACAGTTGGTTTGTAGCAACAGATGTAATAGCAACATCTGAAAGGTCGTCAAGGGCTAAAGAACCCGCACCAGGGGTTGCAGGAGCAAACTTAGTGCCATCGTATGTGAGTACTTTTCCAGTTGTTGCACTGGCTGTATCAATTTCGACCCCCTTAACAAAGAGGGACTTTAGAAAGTTAGCCATTGTTTTCCTTTATGGTGTTACCCAATAACTACAACTCGGTACTGTGCGGATGTTGGGGCGACTGCAAATTCTAAAGTTACCACAGACGTAGAGGTATGCTTAACATCAGGAAACACTCGTTCCCATGGTGAGCTTGTTTCGTAAACATAGACCTGCACATCGCGTGAAGCAAGGCCGTGAGAAACCGTAAATGACGTGGCAGAACCGTCACCAATAGGCTCAGCAAACTTAGTTGTAAAGCCAAGGTTAGTTTTGGCTCCTGCTGCAGTGGTTGCACCCGTACCACCATTAGCAACAGCAATGGTTGTACCAGTCCAAGTACCGCTAGTAATTGTACCAACTGAGGTAAGTGACGAACCAGTAACTCCAGAACCCAAAGTTGTGCTTGAAAGAACGTTAGTTCCATTAATCTTGTAGGCCTTACCCGTAACAAGATCAAAGTTTTCTGAAGACGTCCATGCGGTATTAGTACCAATCCAAGTAAGGGTCTTATTGGTTAGACCCTGAAGGATAATACCGCCACTTTCAGCGGTAATATCTGTTGGTACCGCTACTGCACCCAATTCAATGTGGATGTCATCAACAGTTATAACTGTGCTGTTTACGGTGGTTGTTGTACCATTAACAGTCAAGTTTCCACCAATAACGGTGTTGTTATTGATAGTAGTGGTACCAGTAGCAGCACCAATGTTTAGGGTAGTTGCTGCGCCAGCAAAGTTAACTTCTGTAGCAGTTGTATTAACTAGGGCAAAAGAAGCACTACCAGTAGTAATAGAGGTAGTAATTGCAGGGCTGGTACCAAAAACAAGTAGCCCAGTACCAGTTTCATCTGTAACTGCAGATGCCAAGTTGGCAGATGACGGAGTGGCTAAGAATGTAGCAACATTTGTACCAAGCCCAGAAACACCAGTTGTAATGGGAAGGCCAGTTGCATTAGTCAATGTTCCTGATGTAGGGGTGCCGAGAATAGGGCTAACAAATGTTGGAGTGTTAGCAAACACCAACGCGCCAGTACCAGTTTCGTCTGAAATTACCCCTGCTAGCTGGGAAGATGTAGTAGCAGCAAATTGCGCCAAAGTATTAGTGGTTAGGGCCACATTAATAATTGGTCCACTAGAACCATTGACTGTGGTTACACCAGTACTTGAAGTTAAATAGGTGTTGGTGTCAACACTCCAAGTCCCAGCACCATTAGTCCTGAGGAAACCTTCGGTAGCAGTAAGCGCGGCAATAGCCGTAAGGTCAGCATCAAGAGGTTGGTAAGTGTTTGGACCACCTACTGATACAGTTACCCAAGATGTCCCGTTATGGAACTTAATAACGTTACCAACGGTATCGTAGTAGATGCCACCTGCGGCTGCGCTGGTTGCTGGTGCCGTAGCTAGGTTTTGTAACCTAACATTGTACAATGAATTGCCATTGAGATCAAGATTATTTAGAAACTTAGACATGGTACCTCACGATAAGTAAGCCG